AAAAATGGAATGATTTGTATTATTATTTTATTAGTGATCATGAAGATAAGTTAAAGAAAACCCCATATATTAGAAATTTGGTTCATTGGAAAAAAAAATCTAAAAAAGAGAAAGACGAGATAATCAAGTCATCAAAAAAATTAATAAAAAGTTTAACTTAATTCATATAATAATTAATTTTGATTAAGTATATTATCAATAAATTTATGAAAATTATTTCTAATAAATCTTAATTTTATATTATTTCTATGTTTATGTATTTGGAATTCGCCAATAGAATATTGTTTATTATTATATTTAATTTTTAAGGTACTTGATTCATTCCAATTTTCTGGATTTCTCGTAAATTTAAATTCACAAGTATCTAATTTTCTTATATCTAAATTTATTTTATCATAAATTGTTAAAAGGTAGTCTTTATTTTTAAATTTTTTAACATATAGTATTATATCAGATGTGTAATAGGCATTAATGTAAATTATTAAAATTTGTTTTATATTATTAAAAATAAATTCTTTAATATCTTTATTATCAAATAAAATAATATCAGGATTTATTTTTTTAGCAATATTTAATAAAAATGTCCTTTTTGTACATTGACCTATTTTAGGTGGACAAACTTTTTCTGAATTATTATAATTTGTTTTAACTTGTAAATATTTTCCATTTTCTAAAAGAAAATCATCTTGATGCCCACAACTTCCAATGTATTCAGTTAATATAATTTTATTATCTTTTAAATAATTTTTAAGTTTAGGTTTAAGTTCATTAATAATATTTTTATCAGTTCTTTTATTATTAATATCATTTTGTAAATTAAATATATCACAAATACTTTTTTCAACACTCATACCAAAAGTTTCATTAGAGGACATTTTTAAACAATAAGCTTAAAAGAAATTAAAAAAATATCAATTTTTTTTAAATAAAAAATTGATTTATATATATATTATTATTTATTATTATATATATTACATGGCTACCTTAAATTATATTGGTTCTAAAAAATCATTATTAAATTTTATAGATTATATATTAAAAAATGTAAATAGTAAATTTGAAAAAACTAATAATATCAAGTTTTTGGATGGTTTTGCAGGATCAGGAATAGTAGGAAAGTATTTTAATAAAAAGTATGAATATAATGTTTTTGCAAATGATATGGAAGATTATAGTTATATATTATCTTATGCATTATTAAAAGTAGAATATTCAGAAAATATAAAAAATATAATTGAAGAGTTGAATAATTTAACAAAACCAATAGATGAAAATAATTATAATTTAATTACAAAAACTTATAGTGAAAAAGGAATAAATAAAAGAAAATTTTGGACAATAAAAAATTCTGAAAAAGCAGATGCTATAATCGAAAATATCAAAACAAAATTAAATAATAAAACTATTACAAAAAATGAATATATTTTCATTATGGCATCATTATTATCATCACTAGATAAATATGCAAATACAACTTCTGTTTATGGAGCTTATTTAAAAAAATATAAATCGTCATCATTAAAAGATTTTGAATTAAAACCGATTCATGTTGATAAAAAAATAAAAAATAGAGTAAAAAATAAAGTGTCTAATTTAGATGTAAATAGTGAGATAATAACAAATGATAAGTATGATATAACATATTTTGACCCGCCTTATAATAATAGACAATATAGTTCAAATTATCATCCATTAAATTTTATAACAAAATATGATAGTACTATATTACCTTATGGAAAGACTGGATTATTAGAGAATTCAAATAAGTCGAATTATTCAATTTCAAAAAATGTAGAGTGTACATTTAAATCTTTAATTGAAAAAGTGAATACAAAGAACATTATGTTATCTTACAATAACGAAGGTTTAATGTCATCAAATACTATAAAAAAAATTTTAGAAGAGAAAGGAAAAACAACATTATACAAATATGAATATAAAAAATATAAATCTCAATCAAAAGTTCAAAATCAAACAGTATATGAATATTTATATTTATGTGAAGTTGGAAAAGAAGGACAATTTTCTTCTATGGTAATTAAACATAATGATTTATAATAGTTATCAAAAGAGAATAAATACGACTATATAAAATTTAATTTTAATAAAAATTTTTTAATAGATTTTAGATTTCTAAATTGATATTTTTTATTATTTAGGTAAATATAATCATTTGTTTCTAAACTAATTTTTAATTCATCTAAATCGACTAAAAAAAAATCTTTTGTTTCAATATAATCTTGTTTAGGATCATAAATAATTTTATCATCAGTATTAGCTATATAAATTTTAGTATGATCATTATAAATATAAGATTTAATATTATAAATTTTAGGTAGGGGTCCTACTTCTTCTCTAAATTCTCTATAGATTGCTTTTCTAGAGGTTTCTCCAGAATCAATTTTACCACCAGGTAAATTTAATTTATTATTATTTTCTAATATAAGTAATAATTTATTATTTTTTATTATGCCAATAAATGTATTTTTAATCATATAGTTTAATTAAATTATTAATTTAAATAGTTTAAAAAATTGAAAAAAAAAATATAATAAATAAACAAATTTATTAAATATGGAAGATTGTTCAAAATCACCAATTATAGTTTATACTTCTGCACCTTATGGATCTGAGAAGATTAGAAAAGAGGAATCTGATATTTTTAAAACTATGGATGATGTATTTTATTATATACCAGAATTTCGTTATAATTTTGGAGATTTTATTATTTGTCCGTATAGTTATAGTTGTAATGGGAAAGGAAGTACTGGATACAACATATTTTGTATTAGTAAAAATGACAAAGTAGTCAAAATTCCGAATAAACATGAATATAGTGGTTGGACTATCTCATATGGTGTAACAAAATATTTAACAAATGCATATTAAAATTTAAGGAGTATGATTGGATTGAATACCTGTATATTAGATATGATGATAAATTCGTAAGAAAAAATTTAAATAGAAAAAAATGTAAAATTTTTAAAAAAATGGAATTGGAAAATTATGTTACATATGTTCGAAAATAAATTAACTATTCAATTTGATAACAAAACAAAAAAAACTTTTAATATTAATAAAAAACTTAATACACCTAAATTGTTAGAATGGTATGAATCATCAAAATTAGAACAATCTAAAATCTATCTTGAAATTAATCTTACTTTAGAGAAAAAAAAAGATTTTTTTAAGAAATTATACTTTTTCAAAAGTAACTTACCATTTACTTGGAATTTACAAGAAATTGATGTTCCTTCAATATTTAATTTTATAAATAAAAAAAATTTATTAGAAGAACCTAAAATTAGTCAAGAAAAAATTATTAAATCTATAAATTATAGATTTGATAATTTTGATACAAACTTAAACTTTGATTCTTAATTTTTCTCTTAAATAACTTAACATTGTTTCGGCATCTGAAACTTCAAATGGATCATCGACAGATTCATCTTTAAAAGGTCTTTCGATGAAAGTATTTATTACCATGTTATTTTCTATATAAGCAGAGTATCTCCAACTTCTTTCTCCTAAACCTTTTTCTTTAATCCAGTGTGCATTCATTCCAATTGATTTTGTAAAAGAACATGTACCGTCTGATATTAATTTAACTTTTTTTATATTACCAAATTCTTTCCAATTATTTAAAACATAGATATCATTAACAGAAATACAATAAATTTCATCAATTCCTAATTTTTTAAATTCGTCATATAATTTTTCATATCCTGGTAAATGGTGATTAGTACAAGTAGGTAAGAATGCACCAGGTAAACCAAATAGTACACATTTTTTTTCTTTAAAATAATCATCGGTTCCTTTATCAATAATTTTATTATCACCTGATTCAAGATTAGGAACAAATTCTTTAAAATTACAATCAGGTAATTTGAAATTTTTATCTAAAATAGATAATTTTTCATTCATTAATTTATCTTTATTTATAACATATTTTCTACTATAATGTTCTAATAATTTTGGATTATTACATATTAATCCATAGTCTGAAAAACTTGTAACAAAATTAAATATATTAATTAAAAAAAATAACTTTAAAAAATTCATTATTAATATATATAAAAAAAATCTTTAAATAATTTAAACTTCTATTTAAGTAATAGAATATATTAATAAATATGAAATTAATAAATTTAATATTGCCATTTTGGTATCCATTATTAAAGTTTAATGGTCACGAAACTTTTCCTCGTAAGGTAACTTTATTTGATGACCCTTTAGTTGTTTATAAAAATAAAGAAAATGATTTTGTAATTCACAGTGATATTTGTCCTCATCAAGGTGCGAGTTTATCAAAAGGTTGGATTACAGAAGATAAATGTTTATCATGTCCATATCATGGATTTCAATTTTATAATGGTAGTTTTTGTAAAATTCCAAATCCTGCTGATAAAAATGTCAATTTTTTTAATTCAAAATACAAGTTAAAGAGATTAGGAAGTTATTATGATAAAAATTTTTTATTTATTACAAATGTTAATCATTCAATACCAGATGTATATTATCCACCAGAAGAATTTAATAAAGATTTTAAAGGAGTAGAAGGTGTTAAATTAATAGATACTAATTATTTATCTGTTTGTGAAAATTTATTAGATATGTTACACATTTCATATGTTCATAGTTTTGGATCAAGAACAACTCCTTTACCAAGTAGTATTAAATTTGAGTCAATTAATGATTACCATGGTAGATCAACATTTTTATATTCTCCAAATGAGAATACTATAAGTGGTTATGTTGGTAATGTTCGTGAAGTTAAAGTAGAAAATGAATTTATTTTACCAACAACTACTCTAACAAGAGTATTTGCAGGTGATACTATAAAAACAGTTTTTACAAGAAGTATTCCAGTCTCAGAAAATAAAACTATTTTGTATTGGAAAATTTATAGAAACTTTTGGATGAATGCATTAGGAGATCATATGATAAGAAAATTAATGATTCGAACTTTAGAAGAAGATATAAAAATATTAAAAGATGTGTATCCAGAGCATAGAAATGGTTCTATATCAACAAAATATGATAGAACAATTATTGAATTTAGAAAGTCATACAAAAAATATTTAGATAATATATAATGAATTATAATTTAGAGGAGAAAAAAAAATATGGTTTTGGAATGAATTATATGATGATAGGAATAGTAATACTAGTTTTAATTGTGTTAGGAGGAGTAGTATCTTTTTTTATGTCTGGAGAAAATAATGATTAGTATTTATATGAATAATTATTTAGTTTATTTTAGTTTAATAATTGGATTATTTTTTTTATATCCAGACAAAGACAGATTGAATATTGAAGAGACAAAAGAATTAATTTTAAAAAATTATATATTAATTGATGTTAGAACTTACGAAGAATATACTAAAGAGAGTTATCCAAATGCTATATTCTTCCCACTAAAAACAATTAATTCAAATTCAGTTAAAACAAAATTAAGTAAAAAGAATAAATATATAGTTTATTGTAGAACAGGTAGACGAGCAAAAGAAGCTTATAAAAAATTAGGATCATATGGATATGATATGAAATATTTAGTAGGTGACTTTAGAAAACTTTTATAAAATAATTTATAATTATATATATGATTATAAATAAAAATGATAAAAATTTGGAAGTTTTATCAAAAGATCCAAGAATAATAGTTATTAAAAAATTTTTATCTGATGAAATATGTGATCATTTCGTTAAATTATCTGAGGGTAAGTTAGAAAGGGCACTAGTTTCATCTGAAACAGAAGGTATTATTTCAAAAGGTCGTTCAGGATCAAATTGTTGGATTAATCATGATAAGGACGATATAACGTTATCAGTAGCGAGTAAAATATCAAATGTAGTTGAAATACCGTTAGAGAACACCGAATCATTTCAAATAATTTATTATGATAAGAGTCAGGAATATTTCAATCATTATGATGCGTGGGATTTCAATGATGTGGATAGGTCGAAGAGGAATTTAAAAAGAGGTGGACAAAGAATATTTACAGCATTAGTGTATTTAAATAATGTGGAGGAAGGTGGATCAACAAAATTTACAAAATTAAATATTGAAGTAAAGGCTGAGAAGGGAAAATTATTAATTTTTGAGAATGTGTATGAGGATACAAATATAAGACATTATTATTCAGAGCATGCGGGTAGGCCGGTATTAAAAGGTAAAAAGTATGCATTTAATTTATGGTTTAGAGAGTGTCCGATGAATAAATTATATACTGAGTTTAATCCAAATTATTTAAAAAAAATTTATTGTAAGCATAATCTTTATGCAGAGAAGTTGAATGAAAATATAGAATATTATGAAGATTTGATTACTAAACATGAAATAGATAAAGTATCACAATTAATTAATTTTGCTGGGAAAAATACAATTTGGATTAGTAAAAGTCTTTTTCCATCAATTGTTTCTAAGATAGAAAAAATTTCTGGTAAAAAAAAAGAAACCTTCACTAATTTTATGATAACTAAATATTCTAAAAATTGTAATACAGGAATTTTTTATGACGCTTATGATATGAATACTGAACACGGAAAAACTAATATAGATAATTCTGGACAAAGATATTACACTTGTATAATTGTAGTATCAAATAGTACAACAATTAATTTTTTAAATTTAAAAATAATTAAAAAATTAGAAAGGAAATCTATTTTATTTTATAATAATATTCTTAAAGATTCAAATGAAAGAAATCCTGATATGAAAAAGTTTTTCTCAAATATTGAAGACTCTGTTTTAATGAATTTATACATCTTAAAAAAATAATCTATACCTAAACAAATATTAATTATTATAATAAAAAAATGATTAAATTATTATTCTTAATATTATTATTTAATAATAGTAATGCATGGACTCCAGACTCGTGGAAATTAAAATCTAAAACAAATTATATACAAGATTATCATAATAAAAAAGAATTAAAAAAAGTAGAAAAATTATTATCAACTTATTCACCATTAGTTACAGGACACGAATGTGATGATTTAAAAAATCAAATTCATTTAGCTTCTAGAGGAAAAGCTTTTGTATTAATAGGAGGTGATTGTGCAGAAAGTTTAGATTCATTTACTCCAAATTATGTAAGAGACATGTATCGATTATTATTACAGATGGGAATTTTTTTATCTTATGCAAATGGTGTTCCAACTGTAAAAATAGCAAGAATGGCTGGTCAATATGCAAAACCTAGATCAGAAAATTATGAAACAATTAATAATGGAACATCAATTGATTTTGTTGAGTCTTATAAAGGAGACATAATCAATGGTTATAATCGTAAAGATAGATATCCTGATCCTAATAGAATGATTAAAGCGTATCATCAGTCAACACAAACATTAAATTTTTTAAGATCATTTTCGTTTGGAGGTTATGCGTCAATACATAATATAGATAATTGGAAGTTAAATGATTCATTAATAGAGAAAAATAATCCTTATTATAGGGATATAAAAAATGCGATTAGATTTATGAAAGGTTTAGATATAAATATTGATAATCCAATTTTTACTCAAACTAAAATATTTACTGGACATGAGGCGTTATTATTACAATACGAGTCTAAGTTAACACGTAAGGATTCAGTATTAAAAAAATATTATGGTTGTAGTGGAAATTTCTTGTGGTTAGGAGAAAGAACTAGAACATTAGATTCACCACATTTAGAATATTTAGAAGGAATAAATAATCCAATAGGGATTAAAATATCATCAAAATGTAGTAATAATGAATTAGTTAAAATAATAAAAAAATTAAATCCGAATAATGATTATGGTAGGATAACACTAATAACTAGATTTGGAAAAGAACATATTGAAGATAATTTACCTCGTTTAATTAAGGTTGTTAAAGATAATAATTTTAATGTATTATGGTGTTGTGATCCGATGCATGGAAATACTAAAGTATTAGAGAATGGAATGAAAACAAGATTTTTTAATGATATTTTTACTGAGGTAAAATTATTTTTTGATATTCATTATAAAAATGGTAGTATACCTGGAGGTTTACATTTAGAAATGACACCAGATATAGTTACAGAATGTATTGATTTTGAGTCTGTATATATAAAAAATATAAAAGATAATTATCAGTCAAAGTGTGATCCACGATTAAATGGTCATCAATCTATTTCATTAGTAACATCATTATGTGATTATATTTTAAAAAATAACTAAATATATTTTATAAAAAATATTTCTTATAAAATATAAAAAAAAAAGTTAAATATCATCAATGTCGAAATCGCTGTCGCTATCATCACCATCTAACTCACGAAGATCATTTTGATCTAAATTTTCAATAAGTGTGGTTTTCTTAGCGATGTTTTCATTCATCATACCATAGAAATCTTTGGTGTTAGTTCTTTCAAATTCAACATTATCATCTTTATAAATATCTTCAGGCTTTGAGAAAATAATTTCATTCAAATGCCCAATTGTTTTTAATCTTTCAATTTCTTCTGATGTGTATTTTAAGACAATTTCACCTACACTGTTTTTCTTACTTTTATCATAAATAATCAAAACAATATCATCAGTATTAAAATAAACCTTATTATAATGTTTACCTCTAATCTGTAATTGTCTTTGATTACCATTTTCATCAATTCCTAAAACTCTACGATCTCCTAATCTTTGCAAAATCTTAGCATATTGTTCAGAACTATCAGGATCTAAGTTCTTTGTAATAAATTCACGATTATTATGATTAGTATTTTTTTTTCGTTTTTTGAAATGTTTACCACCGAAATTTTTAGTCATTTTAATAATATATATATACTTAGAAATTAATGTTAAAGTAAGTTTTGTTTTGTATTAGTTATAATTATTTCAATGTGTTAAGATATAAATTATTCAATTTTTTTTGTATAATAATATATATGAATATAAAAGTATTATTTATATTAATAGTATTAGTTTTTTTGGTAAATAATTATTATGTTGAGAAATTTGATGAATTGGTAGTATCTTCAAAAGATGTAGATAATTTGAATATTGAAATATCAATTGATAAAGTAAATGAATTATTTAATTTATTAAATTATATAAAATTTAGTGAAAATAAGCCAAAAATGTTAGAAAATCTACCAGAGGAGTTACAAAATAATGATATATATAATAATATATTATATGAGATGTATATAGAGGATTTTTTAGATAATTATTTAGTAAATAGATTTGATATAAATCAGTATATAAAAGTTACATATAAATATACGGATTATTATGATAAATTATATGATAGGATAGATTTAATGAAAAAAAATATAGATAATTTAGATAGATTTATATTTATAGAAAATTCAGATAATATAATAATCGATATAAATAATAAAATGAAAGATATCGAAGTTAATGAATTTAGTGATTTCTTTAAAAATGAAATGAAAAGTTATTTTGATAAAGTTTTTATAAATTTAGGATTAAATGATTTTTTTATTTATGAGTTAAAGGAATTAAATAATGACAATATTGTAGAAATAATGGATATTATAGATAATGTTATAGAAAATGAATTTAATATATTTAATAATTATCTTGAAAATTAATATGAAAGAAATTATAATTTTAACAATAATGACTTCATTAATGTTAATATCAAATAATTTATGTGAACATTTTAATAATGAAAGAGTAATAAAACAAATTTTATTTTTTTTAATTCCATCATTTTTTTATATAAATTATAAATAGAAAATTAATATATTTTTATTACTAATGGATAAATTAGATTATTATATAACTAAAAATATAATATCATATTTAAATTTTCGATCTCAAATATCTTTTGTTCAAGTAAATAAATTTAATTATAATAACTATAAAAATTTGAATCACTATAATATCGGAACTATCATAAAAAAAAAATTAAAAATATTAAAATTTGATAAATTTACTAAAATTAGATTAAATTATTATAATTTTCATTACTTAAAAAGAATTTCAGATTTATTATTAAATGAAAATAATGATAAAAAAATAAAAGTTTATGATAAATTTAAATCGTCAAAAAAAGTTTTAAATAACTTGGTTTATTATAAATATTTGACTTTATATAATGTAAAATCAGTTTTAATAAATAATAATTTTAAAATTAATAAAAATTATAAAATTAATGATTATATTAAAAAATATTTTTATAATACATATTGTTTAATCGATTTTCTATAAACCAATCTCTACTACTAAATTATTATTTTTACAAAATATCATGAAATTAATTATTTGATTAATTTCATTTTTATATTCATCTTCAATTATTATATTATTTAAGTTATTCAATGAAGTTCTATAATCTAAATAATAATAATCTAAATCTTTTATAATTTTAATATTATTAATATATTTTTCATCTATGATATAAGATTTTTTATAGTTTTTATTACATAATTTAAAATAAAAATCATACATTAATTACGATTAATTATTCACATAATTTTAAATAATATTATATGAATAAAATCTCATTTCCTTTTAAAACAATTCAACTTAATAATAAACAATTTGAAATTGTTAATGATAATAACACTAAATCTAAAAAAATTATTTTATCTTGTGCTGGATCTGGTAAAACATTACTAATTATATCGAGAATTTCATTTATGATTTCTAAACTAAAATGCAATTCAGAAAATTTCTTCCTCGCTACCTTTAATAGAAACGCCGCTGAAGAAATGAAACAACGATTATGTCAATTAATTGGCCTAAATGATGTAAACTGTGGGACATTCCATCACCTAGGAATTAATTTACTTAAAAAATATGATTATATTTCATCCTATGATAATGATTACCATGTTGATGAAAGTCAAATTATTTTTTTAAACTTTTTAAAATCAGATAGAAGTAAGTCTTTAAAAGAAAAAATAAAATATATATTCATTGACGAATTTCAAGATATTAATGAAATTCAATTAGAAATAATTATTGAATTAAGTAAATTTTGTGATTATTTATTTCTTGTTGGAGATGATTTACAAAATATTTATTCATTTCGAGGAAGTAATAATAACATAATACAAAATATAAAAGATTATTTTGAGGATATTACTTTAGAGAAAATGACAATTAATTATAGATCAACACAAGAAATAATAAATTTAGCAAATGATATTAAGAATAACAATAATATAAATAAAAAAATGAAATCTAATCAACAAAGTTTAGAAAAACCAATAATTAAAATTTTTGATAATTTATCAAAAGAAATTAAATTTATTATTGAATCAATTAAAAATGACCTAAAAAATGGATACAATAAAAAACAAATTGCGATATTATCTAGAAATAATATGCCATTATATTTTATTGAAGAAAATTTACAAAAAAATAAAATTAAAAATAAAATTTTAAATAAAGAAAATTATTTAAGTAATTGTATCTCTTTAAGTACAATTCATTCTTCAAAAGGATTAGAATGGGATAAAGTTTACTTGGTTGGTATGAATAATAGTTACTTCCCAAATAAAAAATCTTGTATTGAAGAAGAAAGAAGAATATTTTATGTTGCAGTAACAAGAGCAAAAAAACATTTAATATTAACATTCAATAAAAATGATGAATGTAGTGATTTATTATTAGAGTTAAATAGTAAATTATATAATTGTGAGTATAGTTTAGATAATATAGAATACAATTTAAAGAATCTTCCAATAGAAAAAAGTTTTTTAAATTCAGTAACAAAAGTAATTAGTAATTTAACTGGTAAAGATTACATTGAGTTGAAGAAGTTAAAAATATTTGATAATATAAAATTTGTAAAAGAAAAGTGTTATGTCGGTACAATTTATCCAGATTGGGTAATTAGGAATGATTATTATTCAGAATTTGGTTGTTTTTTGGATTATTTAATTAGAAGAATGATTGCAGATAATAATAATAATTGGAATAATAGATATAGTGGTTTTTATGATAAAAGAGCGGATGAAGTTATTAATTCCATATTTTTGAATAAGAGGTTATTTTATAAATGGAGTAAATACTATAAAGAAATTATTAATTGTATAAAGTTATTTAAACAAAAAGGTAAGTTATCAAAAAGAGATAAGTGTGATTTATTAAGTAATTATGATAATGATATAGATGAGATAATAAAGAATATTATAAATGTGGATGTTGATAATATAAATGTAACGAACAAGATATATGTACCTTTTGGGTATAAGTATTTATTTAAAAAGAGTTATAATAATTTTGTAAACAGGGGTAAGAAGTGGGAGGATATAATTTATGATATATTTATAACATCAAAGAGTCATTTAATATGGGGTGACAGGAGGAAATGTATTTATACGGAGATAGAGGAGAATGAGATTATGAAATGTAAATCATTATTTGATAATATTTATAATTTTATGTTAAAAAAAACTAATAATAAAGTAGTTTTTTGTAATCCTAATTTAGATAATGGAGTAATATTTGGAGATGCAGATTTAATAATTGATAATGAAATTTTAGATATAAAGACTAGTAATAAAAGTGATTTAAATATAGAATTTACATTACAATTATTAATTTATACAAGTTTAGCTAGAATAAGAGGGATGAGGATAGAGAAAATTAGTATTTTTAATCCTTTGTTAGGGGAATATAATTATGCTGATATTAGTTTATGGGATAAGGATGAAGTTCTGTTAGAGTATTTGGAAAATCATTGTATAAATTAATAAAATAATTATTACTATTATTTTAATTTTTTTTATATATTTGGAAGGCTCCACCCATTCCTTCATAAAACATTTGCTTGTAAAAATAAATAATATCAGAATCTTCTGCGACTATAAAATTATTTTTTGAATATCTATCATCATCATGCTTCACTTTAATAAAACCATTTTGTTTTAATATAGAATTAGCTATTATTGGTGAAATATTATATCTTATATCATCACTAGTTATATAATCAACTTGATTTTCAAATAAATTTTTGAAACTATCTGGTATATCTCCTATAATATCTAACCAAATTATTAAAATTTGGTTTTGAAAATTATTTTTAATAATCCAATTGAAATTAATAAAAATTTGTTCATTAAATTGTATATAGTAAGGATCATAAATATGAATTCTAGCACTATCTAAATATTTCATAACATTAGGATCTTCTAGATGATTATTATTATCATCTCTATATCTATTATAAGTTCCATCACCAGAAGCTAATGCTATATTTAAATGGTTATTTATATTCTTGAAATTATTTAAATTTAATTGATTAGGATTTACTATTTCTACAATATCTAATACATCTAATAAATTTGGAAAATTTACTAATTTTTTTTCACTTACAAAATTTAATACTTTTATTTTATTTAAATTATTTTCACTGTTATATAAAGTATTCAATGATAAAATACTAATTTCTCTATTTTTTAATTCCTTTAAAATAAAGTTTTTTATTTCAATATGATTATTTTTATGTGATTTTATTAAAGCTTGATAAACTAATTTTTTTAATTCATTGTTATTATTTAAATCATCATAATTATTATTAGTAATAGATTCAGTTAATATAACTGCATCATCTACATTAGCATTTATATATTGTTGTAATGAATAACTTGTAGATTCTAAAGTACCACCATAAATTATTTTAAATTTATATACCATATATATATATATATATTATTTAGAAGATAAAAAACTAATTTGATAAATTAAAATAATAATTAAAATAACTAAAAATAATAATAATTTTTTTTTAGTAAATTTTTTATTATTAGAAGTTTTTTTATAATCGTATTTTTCTAGATAGTATTTGAATGTTTCATCATATGAATGCGTATTTTTTGGGTCTACACTATTATGTATATTTACAATCCAAACGAATAAGTTATCTCTGCTAGATAATGTTTTATCAGTTAATGGATATTTTTTTAGATGTAATATATAATTATTTCTACATTTTTCACAAGGAATTAAATCTTTTAGAGATAAAAATAAATTTTTAGCAGAAGTCTTCATAGATTTAGAAGGATTAGTAGGATAAGCCATACAAATAGTTTCAAGAAAAAACCAAGCATGATTTCCCCAAATTTTAGGTTCAAAATTTTGTCTCATTAATTAAAATTAGAAAATAATTTTTTTAATCGATATTAATAACAATAAATCCATAAGATAAAAATTTATTAGTAATAAAATTTTTTATAAAATTAGTTCCTTTAATTTGTTTAATTTTTACTAAATTAAATTTTTCTTTTTTTACAAGATAAATTCCCAAATTATCTAAATTATCTAAAATCACATATCCTAAATTATATTCATCAAAATTATTTTTTAAATCATCAGGAATAATTTTATTTAATGTATTTATAGATAATTTTAAACTGTATTTAATAAAGGGTCTAAATAAAAATCCTCCTTTCATATTATTATCTTTAAGAAATAAATTTATATTAATTTGATTATTAGAATCGATTAAAGAATTATTTTCAACTATATTAGATATTAAGGGATTAATCATCAATAATTCTTCTTTTCTAATATTTGTTAATTTTTCAATAAAATTTTTATTTGAACAATAAAAACCCAAATCATTTATATTTTCTAAATTATAACTTTTTTTTAAATTTAATTTTAAATTACTATATATATTCCTTGTATTATCATTTTCTCTAAAATAAACAAAATTTATAAATGCTGATAAAAATGATAATATTATTATCTTAAATTCATCTTTATATTTACTAAATTTAAACATAGAATTTATATCTTTTAATTCATCATTATATTTTTCAATAAATTTATTTATACTATATCTTTCTTTTATTGACTTTTCTAATAAAGAAATTATTTCATCATAATCTATATTTACTAATTTTATATATTCTTTGATATCATTATTTTTTAATAATTCTTCTTTTATTAATTTATTATTATCATCAGAAATATTTTCTAATAATGTTTCTTCAGTAAAATCTCCATCCAATAGAGATTTAATAATTGAATTATATTTTTGACTATCATATTTATATTTTTTACAAAGTTTAAGTATATCTTTAATACTAGTAATATTTTGTTTTGTCATATTTTTTTTAATATCTTTAGTTTCATTAAATATTTTATCATCAAATTTATCAAATTTAACTCTATCATTTAATTTTAAGAATAAATCATAATAATAATTTAATTCAGATTTTTCATATAAATCTTTGGTACTAATTTTAATTCCCTTTTGTAAACAATTGTAAATAAAAATAAATAATAAATCTAGATTTTTTAAATCATTATTTAATAAAGATAATGTAATTAACCCTCTTTTAAATTTTTGATCATATCTAAAAATATTTAATCTAATTTTATCCTTCAAAATATTATACTCACTCTTATGAATTTTATTTTTATACGAAATTAAATCATTTGTTATTAACGCTTTTTTATAAAATTTATCAATATAATCATTATCTAAAATTTCTACATTACCACTATCATCCACAAAATTTCCTGAATTAATATTTCTTACCTTCTCAAAAGGATTTATTATATAGAAAAATCCTGATAAATCTATTAACTGATTATAAGAAAAACCATCCTTATATGATGGAAATAAATATTGATACATTTCCTGTTTTAAATTAGAATTTTTTAAATTAATATTATCTTTATAAAAATTATCTATTTTATATTGATTATATATTACAAATTCAGATGTTAAAGGTTTATTTATTTTTTCTGTTTGATTTTCATCTAAATTATCCTGAAATGTAGTTAGTTTTTTAATTAAATTAGTTTCAATAATTTCTTCATTACTATCAGATAATAAGTCAATAAATTTTTCACTAAATTCTTCTTTTGTTATTTTATATTGTGGTAAAACTAATTCTCTTGATCCTTCAGTATACATATGATATACTGTTCCACTAGAAGTACGACCAACTCTACCTTTTCTTTGTTTTCTACTAGCTTCAGTAATTTTTTCTATTTTTTGTTCATCATTATCAATATCATAATTATATGAAACCGTATTTTCGAACCCGATATCAACAACAAATTTTAGTGATTTAATTGTAAGTGATGCTTCAGCAGCATTTGTTGCAATTATACATCCTCTATTATAAGTTTTTGTATTAACTTTTTTAGCTTCTGTATCTTTAATTTGTTTAGTGAATATTTTAATAATATCATCTCTATGAAAAGTAATTTTTTCTATTTCTTTCTTACCTTCTTTACTTATAGATTTATATTGTGGATCTAATTTTCCGTAATAAGGTAATGCAATACAATTATTAGGAATAGATTTGTTTAATTCTTCAACCAATTTATGAATTTCCGAAGTTGTTGTTGAAAATAAAAGTATATCACCTTCATTAGTTGTTTGAAATATTTTTTTTACTCTATCTATTGCTAATTTTTTATTAGCTTCATATGTATCTTCTGAACTTTTCTCATAAAATTCATCTACTTTATATTGAGTTGTAGCTCCAGGTGGTGATATATGATACCTCCTGTCTATAAAATTTCTATCAATACCACAACTTAAATTATATAAATTAATTGGATATGTTAAATTATCGTCTATGAATCTATAATATCTTCTAAATATTGGTTCATCTTCTTCCATTGTTGCTGAAATAATTGATAATTTCAAATCATTATTATAAAATAATGTATGTCTCATTATTGTTAATATCAAATCCATATTTGGATTATGTTCATGAGCTTCATCTATCATTACAACATCATAAATATTACTACTTAAAATTTTCTTATTTTTACTCATATTTTTTAATAAAGTATTATTTTTTATTATTTGTAATAATGTACCATCAGTAACTATTCTTAAAAAATAATTACTATCTTTTTTATGAGAAGATCCTTCAACTTGATATTGGACTATATGATTTAATGTTGACACATTTTCATTATAATATTCAGAATATTCTTCTATACCAATTCCCATAGATGAGGAAATACTTTTTGTATTTTCCATAGTAGGGTCTTTTCTTGGAACAGTACAAATTATTTTACCATTATTTTTATATAAAAAACTTTTTAAGCCATAGAGATATAATTTAGGAACTTGAGTTGATTTACCTTGACCAGTAGCGCCTGTAACCAACATTACTCTTTGGTTAATAAATCTAAAGTAAAAATCAATTTGTGATACCCAGTTTACAGCATAAAATGTATTCCAATAATCTTCAGTCTTACCAATTTTACTTATATATTCGACATAATTAATGTTATTAATTTTATTACTACTTTTTACTATAATATCTTTATACTTCTTATTATTTACAAAATAATAACCCTCCTCATATTCTTTTATTTTACTTGAATTTAAAACTTTCAACATATTATCACCTCTCTTTTTATTTCTTTTTATAAAATCTGTTGATAATATTTTATCATCAACTAATTCTGGATGTAATTCAAATTTATTTATACAACCTTTTTTTATTAAACTTTCAAAAATAATATCAATTAAATTATCTTTTATTTGTTTATAAATCATATTTTGTATTATGTTAACATTGTCATATTTGTCGAATTCTGATAATATCTTAGTTATTTTAAACCAATTTTGGTCATTCTCATTTAAATTTAATTTATGTACTATCATATATTTTTGTTCAATTGATAAACCTGACCATAAATTTTTTAATTGATTTTCTTCAGAATATGGTTCATATAAATTTTTAGCATAATTATAATAATATTTTGGTGGAATATCAATATTTTTATCTTTAACAGATATTTTTTTATATTGAACTTTTTTTTGAATAAAAATTTGGTCATAAAAAATTGTATTTTTTAAATACATAAATTCTTCAAATAAGAAATTATAAATATCTTCACTAGGAACATTATCAATTGCATTGATAAATTTTTCTAGTTTAATTGAATCAAATTCGACATATTTATCATAAACTTTATCTAAATCTTCAATATTTTCTTTAATTATTAATTTATATTTTTTTTCTTTTTCAAGTTTAGTAACTTTATTATAATTAAACTCAAAATATATAACTAAAGATCTAAATAATTTTACAATAATTTCATTTTTATAACTTTTGAATGATTTATTACTCTTTACTAACTTTTTCATACTTGTCCAGTTTTTTTCGAATTTCTTTTTATCTAACTCACTTAATAAACTATATGTACTTTCATTATAAATATTATCTAACCCTAATAAGTCATCCAATATTTTAATATTCAATAAAATTTTATCCCCTACTAAATTATTGAAAATTAACCACTTTATCCTTTTAATTGATAAATAAAAATCATTAACTAAACAATTATATATATCTTCTAAATTAAGTCCAGAATAATTAAATGCCATTTCATTTGATTCTTTAATTAAATCATTAATATTAGGAATATTTTTAATAACATCATTATTAAGTGATGATGTATCAATAACATTAAATAGTGGAAAATTAATTTTAGTTGAATTTTTATATAATTTAGATTTTTTATAATTTTTAATAGTTAAAGGAAATATATTAATCCAATTAATATATAATTTGTATCTTACGGAGTTAATAACTTCAAATAATAATAAACTAATATTATCATAATAATTATTAATTATAGTATCATTTAATTGAATATTTGTTTCAAATTCTAAAGTATTATATTTTTTAAAATTGTCTGAAAATTTTATATCAGATATTTCATTATGATCATAAAAATAATTTGAATAAATTTTTTTCTCATTAGACTCTTTTTCTACTAAATCTTTATAAGATTTAATATTTTTCTGATTAAAACTACTATTTTTATCATCTAAATATGGTAAAATTAAATTAACAATAGCATAAAAATTTTCATTATTATTAATTGATAATTGGTTTAAGAAAGAATCAATTTTATCAATATTTTCAATATTTAATCCATTATTTAACAAATAGATACAATATGATGATATCATAATTAATTGATCTTTTTCATTAAATTTGTTAAATAGACTATCAATTTTAATTTTAGAATATTTATATATTTTATCAAATAATTTTTTATCAATATTATATTTAAATTTATCTAGATAATAATTATTATAAGTATATAACATTATATATATATATATAATTAAATTAATTTCTTTAATTTATATAAATGATATATATTCATGAATCGCATTTAATTTTTATAATTTTAATTAGTTTTTTTTTAGCATATTTAGTTTTATCTATATTTATGAATTGTGATGTTAATTGTAACGTTAATTATTATAAAATAGAAAATAAATCAATAAGTAAAAAAAAAGAAAATGATATAAATTTAGAGCCAATAAATAATATAAAGGATGAAAATATAGATTCCGAGACTTATATTAATAATTTATTAAATTTATATAATTAATATATATATATATGGATTTATATAAAATAATAAATAATGATGAGTATGTAAGATTTCTTTTATTTTTATGTATTTTTTTTTCTTTATCAATATTTTTTTTAAATTTAAATGGTGAAGAAAAATTATATAGAGAGTATTAATATAATTAATATATGACAATAGTATTAAATTTTGTTAACTTTGAAAATGATGATTTTAGAAATAAAAAATCAAAATCTAAAATGAAAGATTTTATAAAAAAAGATTTAAAAAATTTTATAAATTATAAAAATAATTTAATTAAAAAATATTTAAATTTAGATAGTAATCTTAATTTTGACCTTATTTTAAAAAAGAATAATAATGAATACTATTTAACTTTAATAAAACAAACAAATGAGGAAAAATATAAAAAGGAGTTAAAGGATAAATTAAAAAATAAAATTATTATGTGTAAAAATAATAATCATAAGATGGTTATTGAAACTAATAATTTTTCATCAGAAATAAATAATTTATATAATAAATTAAAAAATAGCAGTAATAATTATATACCAACACCTAATGAAATATTAAATAAAAAAGATAAATATATAGATTTAATGTTTCAAAATATAGTATCAATATGTGAAAAAATTAAAACAGATAATAAAGATATATTATATTCCATAATTGATTCAAATGATTATTTAAGTTATATTCAAAAAGTATGTAATATAAATTACAAAGATTATATAAATGATTTATTTAGAAAAATTAATGAATTGTCTGATGAACAATCGAATGTTCCTAAAATTATATCATCTGAACCTAATAATAAAGTTGATATCAATGAATTAGGTGAAGATATTCAAAATATGTTAATTGATAATGATGATATTGATGAAATATCAATTAAATCTGATGAAAATAATTTAGATATTATAGATGATATGTCATTTATATCGGAAGAAAAAGTAAAATAATATATAAGTTAGAATATGAAAGTAATTTTTGATCAAATTCACAAGTATATGAAGTTTGATAATTTATTATTAAAAATTATAGATACAGTAGAATTTCAAAGATTAAGGAATATAAAACAATTAGGTTTATGTTATTATGTGTTTCCAGGAGCATCACATAATAGATTTGAGCATAGTTTAGGTGTATCATATTTAAGTGGTTATATGATAGAGACGTTAAAGAATAAGCAACCAGAATTAAATATTGTAGAAAGGGATATATTACTTATAAAGGTTGCTGGTTTAATTCATGATTTAGGTCATGTTTGTTTTAGTCATTTTTTTGATAATTTTTTTTTAAGTGACAGAATACCTAATAGTGAATTTAGACATCATGAGTATAGATCTTGTAAATTATTTGAATTTATAGTTAAAAAATATAAAATTGATTTAAGTGATGATGAAATAAAAATTATTAATCGTATGATTAATCCTGATATTAATGATTCATTTTTATATCAAATAGTGTGCAATAAAATAAATGGTTTAGATTGTGATAAATTTGATTATATAGTAAGAGATACATATAATATTGGTTTAGCGTATTCATTTGATGTAATGAGGTTAATTGATCAAGCTAAAGTAATAAATAATAAAATTTGTTTTAGGAGTAAATGTTCATTTGATATATCAGATTTATATTATACGAGGTATAAGTTACATAAGCAGATTTACACTCACAGTGTGGTAAGGGCGATAGAGTATATGGTATTAGACATAATAAAGATGTTAGATAGGAGGTTAAATTTGATAGAAAAGATATTAGATGTGGGAAGGATGAGTGAGTTAACAGATAATATTTTAGATAATTGTTATTTATTAAATGACAAAAAATGTATAAAATTGTTAGAAAGAATAAGAAAGAGAGATTTGTATAAGATGGTATATGAGGGGAATAAATTAAATAAGGATTTAGATAATGTAATAATAGATAATATTAAATTAAATTATAGTATGAATGACAAAAATCCATTAAACTTTGTAAATTTATATGAGGAAGATAAGATAGTAGATAATAATTTTTTATTTTTGAAACCGAACAAGTTTGAGGAGGATGTAATAAGGGTATATGTAAGAGATAAGAAATATTTAAAAAGGATTAAGGAAAAGTTATAAATTTTTAATATATTGTATATATTATGAAAGATTTAATACTAGAAAGTGTAATTATAGGTGTTATTACATCAATTTTAGGAAATTTAATATTTAAAATATTAGTTAAAATAAATAATATTGAAAATAATGATATGATAGATGAGGTGTTAGATAAGTATAAAAAAAATTATTTTTTACAAGTAGTTTTATTTTTTACTGGAGTGTTTATTCATTTATTATTAGAATATGTAGGATTAGATAAATGGTATTGTGAGAAAAAATGTATTGCAGATAAATGTAAATTAGTTTGTGAAAAACCACTTAATTAATTTGAACATTTTAATTTAGGATCATTTTTATAAACATTACCAAAATAATTTAATTTACAATCAATTGCTACTTCTTTTAATGTATTTTCAAAAACAGAAATTATCTCATTTTTTTTATAAGCCATATTTAATATATATTTATCTATAGTCATTTTATTTTTAGGATGTACTGCAATATAAATATATATATCAACTTTTCTTTTATTTTTAGGTAGATCTTTGTGTGAGCAGAATCTAACACCTCGTCCAATAACTTGTTCTAATCTTGATAAGTTCCAATAAGGTTCCATAATATGAATTTCGGAAACTCTAAGTAATGATACACCTTCTTTAATAGCGGGTGAACCTAGTATAATTTTTAATTTGCTTCCGTCTTTATTATCAAATTGATTAAATACGTCTTTCATTTCTTCTTTAATTTCGTGTTTTTCATCACCACTCCAAACAGCGAATCGTTTTTCACCTTGTCCAAAGTCTTTATAATTTTTAAATCCGTGATGTTGTAATACTTTTACGAATGATTTAATTCCTCCATATTCTTTAAAATTAGAATATATAAATATTGGTCCATTAGATTGTTTTACTTTTTTTAAAATTTTATAAAATTTAATTGAATATTCTTTTAAATTACTCATTAATAATTTTTCTTTTTCTAATAAATTATATCCATCCTTATTAATCTCTTTTTTTGGAAATGCTATATTAGATATAATTCTTGATCCTATAAAAAAATTATTAGGTAATTGTAATATATCACCCGTTCTAAAAGGACCTTCTTCTGTAGCAACAGTTTTATACGATTTATATTGATAATCACTCATTCTACATTTCACAATTGATATATTTTTTTTTGGAAATGATATTGGTGGAGCACCTCTATAATAACTTATTAATCCTTTCGATAACATTTTAAATTTATTTAAATTCTTGATTTTATAAACTATTTCATTTTTTTCGTTTTTTGAAGTTTTTAAAAATAATTCATTAAATTTTGATCCAGTAGGAAATTCATTTTTTAATTTAAGTAAATTTAATGTAAGTGCAATTTCAACTGGTTTATCAAACATAGGTGTTCCACTTAATATTACAATTCTAAAATCATCAGTACTTTTTTTAATATTATTATAAATTGTGTTATAAAAGATACCAGATTCTGAGACTATATTTTGTACTTCATCAATAATCAATAAAGTATTATTTAGTTTAATTTTTTTATTTTTAAGTTTTTGAACAAATTTGTTATAACTGAGTACTGTATAATATTTATTTATTTTTTTATTAACTTTTTTAATTATTTCTTTACAATTAGATTCATTCGGTTTGTAATTTTCTAATTTTTTTCTATCTGATGGACTTATATATTCATCACCAGTGCAATTACTTCTTAGCTCTTTAAAGAAATTTCCCATTAATGAAGCTGGTGTTACAATTAAAATATTTTTTTTTTTTTTAAAATTTTCAGCAATAGATATTGCTGCACAAGTTTTACCTGCACCAATTTGATGAAACAATAGTAATCCTTTATATGGTGTAGATGGATTAATAAATTCAGAGACGAATTTTTGTGGTAGTTGTAGTTTAAATTTAGATGGGTAACAAATTTGATCAGAAGTTAATTTATCATTTTTAATTTTAAATTTTTTAAATATTTTATTAATTTTGTTATAAAAATCAATATCATCTATTTTAGGATATTTCACCATACCTTATAAATATTAAGATTTTAATTCTAATTTAATTCCAAAATGATCTGACATTATATATTCTTTTTCAACATCAAAATTTAATATTTCCATATTTTTTACATAAGCTCTATCAATTCTAGATCTTATTTTATTATTAATTAGTGGATTTTCAACACCATCATAAGTATATTTATTTTTATCTAAACGAAGTTTTTCAAATGCATCATTAAAATTATCATATTTAATTTTAGTACAATCTTTTTTTTGTAAATTAGTATCTCCAATTAAAATTACTTTATCAAATTTATTTAATAAAATAATTGAATTATTAAATTGATTTATTTTAGTATTATTGTATTTATTAAATTCAGATTCTAAATGTGTTGTACCTATAATTACATCATCTATTTTACAATAAATTAATGATCTCCTCATTTGAGAATTTTTAAATAAATATATATTCTTTTCTTTCATCTCATTTTTTGATATTATACAAACTCCATAAAAATTATCATCCAATTCAATATGAATAAATGGATATTCTTTTTCTATATTTTTATATATTTTTGATATTATAGGTTTTGTTATTTCTTGGAAACATAATATATCAAAATTATTATTTTTTATATAATCAATTAGTATTTTAGCTCTTTCATTTTTTATAAAATCATCAAACCAAATATTCAAACTAAAAATTTTCATTTATATTATTAATTAAATTGTGTTTAGATAAAATTAATAATATTATAATTTTTACAAATTTTTTTTATTAAATATAACCTTCTCTCAAATGGAGTCTTACCTCTCCCACTTCTTCTCATATTCTTAATCGTTCTCTCAAAAGATAAAGCCTGATTTTTTGATAAATCAGTTACTATTACTTTTGGAAACCATAATCCTTCTTCTTTATTAATTTTAGTGTATTTTGCACCACCACAAATTTCATTATTATGTTGTCTAATTCTTCTAACGACATCGGTTGATACTCCTAAATAAGTTTTTTTATTGTATGAATTTTCTAATAGATATAAATTCCAATTATTCTCCATATATTATAATTCAAAATTAGGTTTTAAATAAACAATTTCTGATTCGTCATTCTTTAAATCTAGAATACCAAAAACTGAATATGGTACTTCTTTTGATATTGTTGCACTTGACATAACTGAAGCTAAAATTGTTTCCATTTTTATTTTATGTGATTTTACTAAAAAATTATTCATATTACCTCCTTTAATTTCAAGTTGTTCTGTTTTAGTAATTACATCTGAAAAATTATCTTTAAAAGTTCGTAATCCATGATCCTCATATTCTTTGTCTAAAGGATATTTCCTTAACAAAAAAGCATAATTTGTTCGATCTTGATGACCTGATATTATAGTCATTATATTTAAATCATCTAAAACTTTCTCAACTTGATAATCATTATATACTAATCTATTTGACATATCTTTCATCATAATTTTTGGATCTTTTAAATCATTATAAGAATTATATTTTTTTATTAATTTATCATTTAAAAAACTAATATCTATAAAATCTGACCATAAAAAACCTTTTTGAATATTAATATAATTTAACTGTAATAAAGATTCATTATTATTCAAAAATGTTTTAATATCATTAGAATTAGTTTGATAATAATCAATACCACCATGACAAAATTGATACCATTTAGCATCTTGATTATTATTATTTTTTATAAATAATGCTAATGGTAAATAGTTAATTATTTGTTCTAAAGTTTCTTTTGATGTCTTGAGTTGATTATCCATTTCATTATCAAATTCATATCTACTATATACATCTTTCTCTTCATGATTACCATTTAATACAAAAATTCTATTATTATTTTGATTATTAATATAAAAAAGTAAATATATAATATATAAACATTCAATACCATAAGGTCCTCTATCTACTATATCTCCTAAAAATACTATATAATTATTATCAGTTAATGTATAATCATCATTTAGAATATTTATTGTTATTAAATATTTAATAACAACCATTAATGAATGAACACTACTATGATAATCACCTAAATATATAACTTTTGATTCTTCTGATAAATACTCTTTAATTACATAATCACCTGGTTGTATTTTATTTTTTTCATACAATTTTGTTATTTCGGGAATTAATTTTTTTAATTGTTCATCTGTTACTATCTTATAATCTATTTGATCATAAATTATTTCTTTATATTTTTTTTTTAAATCATTTTCTTTATAATATATTAAATTATAATAAGTTTGTCCGTATTTATTATAAAAACTATTTTTTTTTTCATCAAATTTTTTGAATTGTTCACTATTCTCATAATCATTTATTTTTTTTTTTGCTTTATAAAATTCTTCTTTAAATTCCTCAAATTTTTCTTCTTTTTTTTCTTCTTCTTCTTCTTCTTCTAAATTTTCAAAATAAAATTTTCTTAAATCATTTTCATCTTCTATTGAAAAATCTATTTCTAGAATGTCTAAATTATATGTTTCTTTTAAATTGTCTCCTAATTCTTCTTCAAGATCATCATCTAATTCATCTTCTTTTAATTCATCAATATCTTTTTTTAATTCAGATGAATCATAATAATTAGCTTTATTTTTTATTAATTTATCAAATAAATTATTTAATTCATTAACAGCATTTAAGTCATTAGAACTAGTAGTTGTAGAACTAGTCCCTCCATAACTAATTTTATATCTATATTTCATATATATATATATATTATTATTATAATATATTAATTTTTTTTATTTCACCTGTATCTAAATCAAGTATTCCGTAAACTGTTTTATCATCTTCTTCTTTATTTTTTAAAAATGACATTATATAAATTGAATCATCATCAATATTATTATAATTTTTTAATCCTGATATTATTCTTTTAATATTAAATTTATCTAAATTTTCTTCAATATTAAATTTATCTAAATTTTCTTCATTAAAATTAAAATTACAATTTAAAAAATCTTTTGGATTACTAATTTCTAATTCATTTTTATTTAAATCAAATTTTGATGATCTTGGTGTTGTTGTTGAAGATTGAGAACCTCCTTTTTTATATCTATTAATTATATCATAATAATCTTTTTTTTCATTAGGTGATAATTTTTGTATTTCTTCATCAGTTTTACTTTCTAATTTTTTAAAGTCTTCATTTATATATTCATCATATTCTTTATTTCTACTTGATAAATTAGTATTTTTTTTAATAAGTTCATTCTGTTTTATTAATTGTATTAAATCGGAAGTAGTATATTCTTTTTCTTCCTGTTGCGATCTTTGGTTTTGCTGTTGTGATATTGATCTAGAGTTATTCTTGTTATTCTGGTTTTGCTGCCTGGATGGTGGTGATGATGATCTAAAGTTTTTCTTTTGTTGGAATTGCTGCTGTTGATTATATTGGTTTTGCTGGCTGGATGGTGGTGATGATGATTGGTTTTGCTGGCTGAATGGTGATGATGATAATCTATTGTTATTCTTTTGTTGGAATTGCTGCTGTTGATTATATTGGTTTTGCTGGCTGGATGGTGGTGAAAATTGTTGTTGGAATTGCTGTTGATTATATTGGTTTTGATAATATGGGTAGTAGAATTGTGATGCGATTTCCTGTTGATTATATAAGTTTTGATGAAGCATTTGATATTGGTCGTTAAATTGTAATTGTTGTTGATGATATTGGTCGTTAAATTGTAATTGTTGTTGATGATATTGGTCGTTAAATTGTAATTGTTGTTGATATGGCTTGTTGAATTTTGATTGGTTTTGCTGTTGGTAATAATTATTTCCTCTTCCTCTTCCTCTTCCTCTTCCTCTTTCTCTTTCATTTCTTGATGATGTTATTGTTGAAGGCTTAGAATTTACTTTTCCTGTATCTTCTCTTCCTCTTTCTCTTCCGCTTTCATCTCCTCTTCCTCTTCCGCTTTCATTTCTATCTCCTTCTCTTGTATATTCTCTTCTTGATGATGTTTGTATTTCTGACATATCTATTTGTATACCATTTTTATAAAAATTTCCATTGTAAAATCCAGTAAATGAAAATTTTTCATTTTCAATTAAAAATTTTTTTATATTATTTTCTATTATTTCATAATATTCTCTTTTTTCATTATCTGATAATTTATTTATTTCTTCATTATTTTTACTTCTTAATATTAGAAGGTCTTCATATATAATTCTCATATTCTCATATGATTTTTTTTGTTCTAATAATGAATTTTTATTTTCTTCATTCGTTTTTATTAATTGTAATAAATCGGAAATAGTATATGCATTCTGTTTTGTCTCTTCTACCTCATCAATTCCTTTTGCTTCTTCTTCTTCATCTATTATTATATCTTGTATTTTCGCTATATGATCATTAAAATTTGATAATCTTTTAAATTTATATTTATATGAATAATTAAAATTATAATTATTATATACTGATAATTTTCCATATCCAACTAGGTTTTTAGTATTTAAATTAATTCTACCTTCATATTTTAATTGTTTATCACCATTTATAATTATTTTATAGCCTATTAATTCATCATTAATTTTTTGTCCATATATAATATTATTAATTTTATCTTTAATATAAATATAATCTTTATTCTGAGAATTATTTTTTGATTGATATAGTTTATCATTTATTTTATTATTATAATCAAAATCAGGTACATATAACATTTCTTCTTCTTCATTAGATAAAAATAATTCTAATTTTTTATCATTTATATTAAAACCACTATGACTAAATTGGTACCATTTATCTTCTTTTTTTTTATGTTCATCTTCTAATTTAGAATGATTTATTTGTTTATCTAATTTTTCTAATATTTTTAAAAATTCTTTAATTTTTTCTTTATCTTTTTCTTTTCCTTCTTCATTAATTGGTTGCAACGATGAAGATAATGAATTTGTTGAATTTAATTCTTTCCCATCTTCTTTATCCTTGAAACTAATTGAAGAAGATGATGACGACGATGAAGACTGTAATATATTTTTTATATATGTTGTTAAATTTTCACCAATTAGTAATTGATTATTATAATTTTTTTCAATAATTTCATTTATTTCTTGTCCTGTACTCTCATTAAATTCAATAATATTATCATTATTATCTTCTAATATCCATATCCCATTTTCATCCTCTTTTAAATATCCAATGTCTATTAAACTATACATGTCACCACCTAATTGTTTTTTTCCATCTTCTTTTTCTTTTATTTTACCTTTTCCTTTTCCTTCTTTTTGAGACTTATTCAAAGCACTTATATAATCTGAAATATCGTAACGTAAATATAAATTGTTATTATTTTCATAATTTTTTTCATCTAAAAAAATCTCATTTATAATATAATCTATAATAGGCGATAATAATGATGAAGTTGATGATGATGACGACGATGATGATGATGATACCGATGATGATGAAGTTGACGATGATGATACCGATGATGACTGTAATAGTTTATTTAAATCAACATTATTTAATGATTTTGTTAAATAATGTATTAAAGGTTTATTATCTCTTTCTGGTGTTTTCTTATAATCATTTTTATCGTGAGTTATTTTTTTTCTATTTTCATCATAATAATCCCAAAATGATTTTGATTTATTATTGTAAAATATTATTTCTTTTTTTAAATGATCTACTTTTTTAATATTATAATCGTCTAAAATATGATTATTTTTAAAATAATCTGAACCATCATTTTTTTCAAAGTAATAAGATATTTTTTTTTTGGTTTTTGATCTTTTTCTAAAAAATAATGCCAAGGGTAAATTAATATTGTTATCAATACAACTACCATTAAGTATAAATACATTATAAAAATTATTGCCACTGTTTCTATTTTTTTTAATTTTTTGAATTATATCTAAACATTCTTGATTAAACATATTTTGATCAATATAAATTACTATAAAATGATTATTTTTTATTAAATTATAATCATTATCAATTATTTTTTTTTCTTTTAAATCGTTAATTATTTTATTTAATTCTTCTACTTTATTATAATAATTTCCAATTAATATTATTTTTGATTCATCAATATCTATTGATTTCCTTATTACATAATTTTTTAATTTATTTTCTTCTAAAAAATCAAATTCATTTTTTTTTAATTTATTACTATTTAATAAAAATATCAAAACTAAAATTTTTATTTTGTATTTCTTCATTTTTCAAATTAATATTTAGATTAGTTAAATCTAAATCGATTTGTGGTTGTAATTCTTCATTTTTTACATCAAATATATCATATTGAATTTTTAAATATTTATTAATAAAAGTTTTATAAAATTCTTCATCTTCATCTTTGTCTATATCATCTAATATATTATCTAAAGTTAAATCATCATTTTTTTCTTTATTTAACTCATAATATTCTAAGAATGTATTAGTCATATTCCAATCATATGTAAAATAATTTCTAAAAAAATTTATAATATAATCTTTGTCAATTAGATCATTTATATTTTCTACTAAATCTAAATCAATAATCTGATTAAATTTATTAAATTTATCATTTGCTAAATTCATTTATATATATAAAATTATATATTAATTAAATGGATTATTCTTAAATTTAAAATATACATCACGACATAAATTAACATCACCGTCTAATAAACCATTTTCTGTAATATTTTTAAATGATTCTCCATTTAATAATCTCAATATAAAATTTAATGAATATACTCCACATTCTGAATTTTTATATTGATGTCTATTATGATTATACTCTACATTCAACTTAGATTCAATTCTATTTTTATAATCTTTATTCATATACGAATCAGATAAATTTAACTCACTACACTCACTTTTACAAAAATCTTTACTATAACACCATTTACTAATTCTTTCAACTAATTTTCTGATTCTTTTTTCTGGTCTTAAACCATACGAATCAAAAAAATAAATTTGATTTTTATCTAAATCACCAAATAAAGCAACCCAATGACTACCTGATTGCCAATGTTCATCTAAATTAAATACGAATCCAATTTTTTTTATACCAGAATTATATAAATCATCATAATTTATTTCACGAATTCCAACAAATGGTAAATCATCAAAATCAATTGGAACCGCTCCAAAAAATTTAAAATCATTATATTTATCTTCATATTGTGACATAACATCATTTATATGTAAGGTATTTAACCATTCAAATTTACCTTCTGGACCATCTGGTCTAAATGTATTTAATATATATTTATCATTCATTTCATTTATAAAGTCTTGTTTTAACCAACAAATTTGATCTTTACATTTATCTAAATTTTTGGTTAACTGTTTCAATAATTTTTTTTTATTATCTGTTATGTTTATTTTACTTCCTTTAACTTTACCATTATCTAAATGTATATTAAAAGCAATTGATATTTTTTTTAAATCTTCCAAAGTAAAACAACTCCCATCAGAATAATTTTTAGTTGGTGCACATTTATTATCTTCTTTCATATAATTAATATACAAAAAAAATATTATTTTAGAAATAATTTATATTCACCATTTTCGACAACACCTATTTTAATTACTTCCTTATTATAAATACAACCAATTTTATTATCAATAAAACAAGTAACACCATCAATTTGTTTTCTTTCTAAAACTGGTTCATTTTTTTGAATTGAACTAGATAAATCAATATCAGAATCATTATCATCACTATCTATCAAATTTTTATTTCTACATTTAACTTTAATATCTTTTAAATATTTTTTTTCTAATTCTTTATAATCTAAATTATAATCAATACTAATTTTATTTAATATATCTTCATTAGATTTGATTATTTCATTTGATAATCCTTCTTTATAAGTTTCTATAAATATGTTATATTCTGAAATGAAATTATTAACACTTTTAGACATATTTTTAAAGTTTAAATTAGTTTTCATTATTTAAATATATAATTTATATGTTTAAATAATAATGGATTTAATTTTTAAAAATAATAAATATAATGAATTTTTATCTGAAATATCTAGTAATGTAGATTTAAGATGTAATATATGTAAAGAAGAAATATTAGTTGATTCAATAAATCTAATTTGTAATCATAAATTTCATTGTAATTGTTTACGAAATTCTTTTAACATAACTAATAAACCAGTTTGTCCGTTATGTTCTAGATCTATTAAATTTAATGAATCAACTTGTATTATAGAAAATTGTAAAAAAAAAAGTTATAATTGTGAATCATTGTGTATAACACATTGTAATAAATATCTTAAACTAATCGTTAATGAAAAAAATAAACAAAAAAAAATAATAAATCAAACTAAAAAAAAAATTCAAAATAAAATTGAAAAACTTAAACAAAAGAAATTTCAACTAAATAATGAAATTTTAATTTTAGAAGATAAACTTACTGACTTAAACACTTAATAATTACTTAAATAAGAGATGGAAGAACAACTTGATTCTTTAAAAGATATAATTTATGATTATTTAGAAAACAATGATTTATATTATAACGATATACAAGATTTTAAAAAAATTATTATTGAAAATATGGAGTTTATTTATTCTAAATTAAACTACAAATTAATTGATAATAACTTTTTAAAATTAATTAATTTTAAACTAGAATATAATTTTAATGAAAAATGTAAAAATTTATTTAACAAAGATTATATTCAAATACCAACCGAGTATATTGATTTAGTTAATCATGTAAAATATATTGCTGAATTACCTCAACCAGAACAACGAACTCAAGAATGGTTCGATATGAGAAAAAATATGATTACAGCTAGTTGTGCTGCTCAAGTTATTGGAGAAAATCCTTACCCTAACCAAGGACCCGATGAATTTATATTAGATAAATTAAATTTAGGTCCACCCTTCATTGATAATAGATTTGTTCATCACGGTAAGAAATACGAAGAAATAGCAACTAAAATTTACGAAAATATTTTTAATATAAAAGTAGATGAGTATGGGTTAGTTCCACATATATCAAGACCAAGGATACCTTTTATAGGAGCTAGTCCTGATGGAATAGCTAGTCATTTTGATTTAGAGAATAATTTTTCAGATATGGTAGGTCGTATGTTAGAGATAAAGTGTCCATTAACGAGAAAGATAAAAACTAGTGGTAAGGTAGATGGAGAAATATGTCCACATTATTATTATTGTCAAGTTCAGCAACAATTAGAGTGTTGTGATTTAGAGTATTGTGATTTTTGGCAATGTTCATTACAAGAATTTTATTCAAAGGATGAATTGTTAGAGGATGAGACAAAAAGTAATTATAAGGAAGAACAAGATAAACAATTAAATGTACCAATAAATTGTAGGATGGGTTATATAATCCAATTATTACCGAAAAACAAGATTACTAAATTTTGTTTATTTGATGCAAAGTACATTTATCCGGAGGATGTGAACAAGTCTATATTAGAATATGATTTATGGTTATTAGACGAGATAACTAATTTACATAGGAAATATCCAGATTTGATGAAAAATTATGTTTTTGATAGAGTTTTGTATTGGAAACTAAATGTTTGTCATAATGTTAAAATACAAAGAAATCGAGATTGGTTTAAAGAAAAGTATCCTATGTATAAAGAATTATGGGAGAGAATTATATTGTATAGATCAAATAAAAAAGAGTTAAATAAATTTATTACTAATTATAATAAAAATAAAAAAAATAAAGTTGTTGTAGAAGATAATGAATCTAAGTTTATTGATACCGAGTCAGATAATGAAGAGTCAGTAGATGATAAACCTGATAAATCTAAGTTATTTGTTGATTCGGATGAATCTGTTTAAAATATATATATAATTTTATATTATATATATATATATATGATTCCAAAAACTGATGATTTCAAAGAATTTGAATATAATACTGCATAAAAGAATATTTAGATAATATAGAAGAACAAATAACAGAATATTTAAATAAACAAGATGGAGGATTTAATTTTATAAATCATTTATTAAAACAACTTGGTGGTTATAAAAAAAATTCAAGATTACATAATGGAAAAAAATTAATAAAAAAATTATAATTAATAATATTTACTAAATTTAATGAATATTATTTATTTTTTTATTTCAATATCTAAAATCTTACAATCTACTTTATCATATTTAACTTTTAATTTTCTAAAATTATCCCATAATGACTTTGATTTCTCATCTGATAATTTATTTTCTTCAATATATTCCTTCAACTTAATTTCTTTCTGTAATTTAATTAATTGAGACCAAGGTATCTTATAAGTATCATTTTCCATCTCTCGTAATCTTGCATGTAATCGCTTCTCATAATCTTTATCTCTTTGCTTTTTTAATTCTTCATAATATCGATATTTTTCTTCTTTATTTGTCTCATATGCAAGGATATCCTTAATTTTATTTTTACATTCTAAATCTTTACAATCTTCAATTGCATTTAAAATTTGTGTGAGATTATTATCTTTTAATATGTTATTTATTAAATCGTTATTTTCCATATTATAATTATTAATTAATATTTTTTTAAATATCTTATTCTTATAAAAATTGAAATATTCAATAATTATTTAATTAATAATATTATAAGAATGGATAAATTACCAGAGGAATTAGTATTCGAAATATTATCTTATAATCATAATTATAATAGTAGATTAAATGAGATAAATAAAAGATGTAATATATTATTTAATAAACAAAAATATAAATTTTATGTAAATAGAATAATAAAATGGTATAAACAAATAACTTTTAATGTAAAAGAAAATGATTTTGAAATTTATGTTTGGACTGATAAATCAGATGTTATAAAATATATTAGAAAATATTATGATATGAAATATTTTAAAATTTATCCAGAATATTTTGTTAAAAAGCGAAAACGTCACGATTTAAAAGAATTTATTGAAAATAATTTGAATAAGGATGTAAATAAAAGGAATAAAATAGAATTATTAAATTTTTTAGATAATGATACAATAACAACAGAAGAATTATTTTATGTTGGCTTATAATTTTTTTCTACATTTTGGGCAAGTGTAAGAAAAATTATTGATCCATTTTTGAATAGGTTCATTCAAAAATATATGTTCACAAGGTAGAAGAATAACATCATCATCATCATTAAATTTTTGTAATGAGATTAAACATTTTTCATTAGATTTTCTAAGTTTATCATTTAAATATTTATATTTAATAATTGGTAAATCAATATTTTTAAATAAAACACTATAACTATCATCATAATAAAAATGATTATCTATATAACAATCATTAATTAAATCTAAGAAATCAATATAAAAATTATTATTTTCCATATATATATAATATATGAATTATAATTATCTTATAGTAATTATTTTTATAATATTTTTTAATTTAAAATTAGAAATTAAAAAACTTATTTTTTTATTTCTAATTTTATTTTATTTTTTATATAAAAAAAAACTTGAATATGATCAAAATAATAATAAAATTAAATCATATCCAGAATTAAAAAATTTAGATAATGATTTAGTTAATTTCTATTTTGATAATTTATATTTAATTAAATTTGATTCAGTTCATTTTTACGAATCATTAAAATATACAAAATTATTTTTAGATTTACATAATAAAATAATAGACAGTCCTATGAAGTATTATCATAAAGATATTTTAAATAAATATAAATTGAAATCACTTAAATCATTTGAAAATATTCAATATAGTCTACCTTTAACCAAAGAAGTCAATGAAAGTTTAATTAATAAAATTAAATTATTAAATAAAATTTTATCTAAATATAAATTAAAATTTATGGATAATGAAAAAGTAAATATTTATACAAAATATGATGATGAAATTTTAGCATTTAATTATTAAAATTTTATAATTTATCTAATGTATCTTTATTTATAATTTTTGCCTTATCTTTGGGATAATATTTGTTTTATTTTTAGAAATATTTGGTTTATCTTTAGAAAAAATATTTGTTTTAGGAATTATACTTGCTGGTTTTGGTACATTTTTATTTATATTATTTAATTTTTTAGTTAATTCATTAAAATCATTTTTTAATTTATTTAATTCATTATCATTTTGTGTATGATTAAAATTATAATCATTAGGTATATTAATATTAATATTACTATCATATGATTCACTAAAAACTAATAAAAATAAATAAAATACAATACAAATAATTAATAATAATAAACCAAAATAAAATAATCTATTGTTTTTATTAAATAAATTATAAAACTCGTTTAATGATGAATAATTGAAAGTAAATAAATCATATATTAAATCTAAATTTTCATTTTTAAAATTATATATTATTTCTTTTAAAGTTAATTCAGTTATACTTTTTACTTTTTCTTTATTCTCTAAAGACTTTAAATATTCTACTTTTTCTATATTTTCTTTTTCATCTTTTTTTTCCTGATTCTCTTTAAACTTTTTATTAAATTTATCTACATCAAAATCATTATTATCGTAATAATCATCCATAATTATATCTAGATTTTTTAAATTAAAAAAAAATTTATTTATAATATATATTATGTATTCTTATGACGTTCAGGGATTTTACAATAAACAAAAATCAATAGAAGGATTTACAAATTCATATAGTTTTCCAAAACTTTTTGAAGGTTATGATATTCCTACAGAAACACAACAAACATCTGGAAGAACGGGAACAACAGTAGCAACAAATGGAACAACAGTAACAACAACAGGAACAACTGTAACAACAACTGAACCACAAGGACAACAAGGTCAAGGTCTACAAGGACAACAAGGGCAAGGTCCACAAGGACAAGGTTCACAAGGTCAAGGTCAGCAAGGACAAGGTTCACAAGGTGGAGGACAACAAGGACAAGGTCAGCAAGGTCAAAGTCCACAAGGTCAGCAAGGTCAAGGTCAGCAAGGACAAAGTTCACAAGGTCAGCAAGGTCAAGGTCAGCAAGGACAAGGTCCACAAGGTGGAGGACAACAAGGTCAAGGTCAAGAACAACAAGGTCAAGGACGACAAGAACAAGGTCAGCAGGGACAAGGTCAAGGACGACAAGGACAACAAGGGCAAGGTCAAGGTCAGCAAGGTGCACAAGGGCAAGGACAAGGTCAAGGACGACAAGGTCAGCAAGGACAAGGTCAGGGACAACAAATATCTAGTATTATAAATAATATTTTAAATAATTCTTTATTTACAGGATATATATCTGATTTAGTATCAAATAAGTTTACTGAATTAAATAATTCTCAACAAAATACGAATAAAATTATTAATATGAAAACTTACAATTTAAAAGATCCAGAAGTTTTTATAATAAATGATGAAACAAAAGCAAATAGTTATAATGAAGAAAGTAGTAAAATTTTAAGAGTTTTTTATAAACCTAAATTAGAAAAATCGCACATTTTATTCGAAATATCATCATATTATGATATAAGCGGAACTCATAACGATAAATTTGAATGTGAAATTAATGTATCAGAAGATAAAAATCATTATACAGATTCAAAAGGAGGGAAAAGAATTGCAATAAGACAGATTAGATTTGAAAAACAAATAGGAGGAGGAGCTAGAAGTGGAAGTTTTTTCCCATCTGGAATATTTAAAAATAATAATACTAAACCAAAATATTTTCATTTTAATGTAAAAAGAGAAGGATCAGATGATAGTTTTAAATTAGCAAGAGGAAAGAATAGTGATTTTTTAGAAGTAGAAGGATTAATAAAAATAACAGAAATAAGAGAGGATTAAAGTAATAAAAATTGAAAAAATAAGTTTAATAATATTAGTCATCTATATATTTGTATAAAAAAATGAAAATAATTAAATCATTATTTCTAGTTAATGTTTTAGGATATAAAATATTAAAAAGTATAAAAAATGATGAATCAATTAGATATTACAAAATTGATAATATATGTGTTAAAACAAGAGTTAAATCATTAGAAAAAATAATATATAAATCTTATGTAAAAAGAAAAATGCCTAGAGATATTTTTGGAATAAGAATTATTTATAATAATGATTATGACCATATTTGTTATAATATGTTATCAAATTTAGAAAGAAATTTTGATGTAATAGAAAGTTCTAAAAAAGATTATGTAACAAATCCTAAAGAGAATGGTTATCAGTCAGTACATGCACATATTATTTTTTTTAATTTACCAGTAGAGATTCAAATTAGAAATAAGGAGATGGATTGGAGGAATAATTATGGAAGTTCTAATGAATATTATTTAGTAAAACAGATAGTACTTCACAAAATATATACTAGATTATATTTAGATTTAATATTAATTAGATACTTTATATATTTAATTTTTATAACATAAATTAAATAATATAAAATTGAATTAATTATTATTTAAACATTTATAATTTTATATATATAAGATGTTGTATGCGACATGTCCAACGTGTAATAATTTATTAGCAGATAAGCAAATATTTTTTGAGGAGGAGAAGGAGAAAATAGAAAATGATAAAAATTTATCCAAGAAAGATAGAGAGAGGGAGATAGAGAAATTATTAGATAAGATAGGTTTAGTGAGGTATTGTTGTAGGATGAGAATGATAAGTTATTTGGATCAAGTAAATATAATTATATAAATATTATATATGATAAAATTAACTTGTTATACATGGAATTCATATTTACCGAAACAGGAATTATTTGATTCAACATGTGGGTATCACGCGTTAAGGAATGGTATATGTATGTTAAAATTATTAAATGAAAATAAAATTAGGAATAAAAATTATATTTATGATATAAAAAAAACTAAAAATTATAAATTATTAGTTTCAGAAAGTGAGTTACAGAAAGATTTAAAAAATTATATGGGAATATATAAAAGTAATAAATTATGTAAACAAGATTTGATAAAAATAGCAACTAATTTTCATAATTTAAATTATTTTTTTATATCATATTTAGATGAAAAAATATTATCTAATGAGGAATTAATTAAATTAGAGGATATTAAAAGAAAAAAATCATATAAGATTTGTTTTATTTTTTATGTGAATGATATTAATTTAGTGAAACATTGGGTACCGGTAGTCTTAGATAAAATAGGTAATGATGTAAGGCTACATATATTAGATTCTTATAATTATGTATGGTTTGGAGATAAAAAGTTAAATTATTTGTTAGATAAATTATATAAAAATAGGGTTGTTAAATGTAGTAATGATAATTTAAAAGGTACAATTATTTTTAGTGTAAAGAATATTTTGTTAGTAATAGTTTATATATTTTTTATATATTTATTTATTTTAGGTTTTGAGAATAAAGTAAAATAGTATTTAAATTTTATCTATATAAATTTATATGAATGAAATTTGTTTTTATACAATTATTACAAGTAATTATATACCTTATGCAATTACAGTGTATGAATCTTTAAGTAATAATAAAGTAGATAATTTTGATTTTTTTTGTTTAATATTTAATAATAATAAGAGTGATTATGATATAAAATGGTTAAAAAGTAAATGTAATTTCTTAGAAAGTAAAACAATAAATATTAAATATGATGAAATAAAAAAAAAAAAATATATTGGAGAGAATATTTTTGATAATAATATTAAAGAAATTAACCATGAATTAAAAATTTATTTATATAACAAAATGAATTTAGTATTTGTAGATGAGTACAATAATGAATTATATAAAAAAATAATAAAAAAATATAAAAATATAGATGTTATGAGATGGTCATGTAAACCAATTTTTGGTTTAGATTTATTAGAATATTATAATAAAGTTTTGTATGTAGATAATGATTTATATTTTCATAATAATTATAAATTTTTAATAGATTATTTAAATATTTATAATTTTGTTTTAACTCCTCATAACAGGGAAGAAACTGTAAAAAGATATGATGGTCATTATCCAATATTATTATGGAGAGATGGATTTTTTAATGCAGGTTTTTTTGGAACAAATATTAATGGAAGGATAATTTTATTATGGTGGATTAAAATGTTATTATTTAGATGTGATAATGATAATTGTTTTTTTCATGATGACCAAAAATATTTAGATTATATTCCAATTAAATTTGACAACATTAAAATTGTAACACATATTGGGTGTAATGTTTCAGAGTGGAACTATACTTGTTGTCCTAGAATTGTTGAAAATAATAAATTATATCTTAAATATTCTAATAATGAAAAAATTGAAATAATATTTTGTCATTATACAAATTATTTTTTAAAATTTATTGATAAAAAGGATACTAAATTTAAGGAATTAAGTAATTTATACAAAAATCATTTGAATTTAAATAAAAATAAATTATAATTTACAAGTTTGTTTACAAAAAATACATTGATTTACAACACCATCTTGTAAATAATCAATTGATTCATAACAATGATCTTTTTTAAATTCTTGCATAATATAATATTCCTTAAATCTAACATTATTTATATTAACTTCTTTAGGATCATCATTCATTATTTTATTTTTATTTTTAATAAAATAATCATCAAAATCTATTTTATTATAATTTTCTAATAATTTATTTGTTATTTTTTCTCTTATTAAACCACGTTGTATATAATTTAAATTAGAAAATTCTAAATTTAATTTATACATAAAATTATCTAAATCATCCTCCATCTCTAAATTACTATCAATCTTATCCATATCTAAATTATAATTACTATTTAAATAATAATCTTTATTTATTAATTCATGTTTATTATTATAAAAAGATAAATAATCATTATCATCTTCATCATCATTATGATAATTATTTATTTCATCTAATTTTAATAATAATAAATTTGATTTATCAATATATGATTCAAAATAATTAGTAAATTTAAACCTTAAAGAATTTTTATAATCATATCTATATAAATTATTATTATAAATAGTAACATTCTTTGTTCTAAATTTTAAACAAGGATTTGAAGTATGATATTTATAAATTCTTACAATTTTTCTCTTAATAAAATTAGGCTTTCTATTATAAATCTTATCTTTTCTTAAACTATCCATTGTAAAATTAGGAAAAAATGGATACTCCGTATAATCAACACTATTTTTCTCAAATATACTAATATATGTACTAATCGGCAATGATATATTGTAATCTAACAAATCATAATTATTATCTACCGATAAAATTCTATAACTATCTTTACACATCTTTATCCTCAATAAATTTATATCACTCATATACTCAGTGTCACCATCTCTGTCTCTTAACCTAATCCAATGATATACATAATCATATCCATTAATCCCACTCAATCTACCCTTACCTATTACTGGTCTACCATTCATCGATAAACAACACATAAATAACCTATTATTCAAACTTTTTTTATCCGATTTTAAATAAATAATCGTACCACTATCATACGGTACTAAATAATTATCAACTTTCTTAAACTTAAATTTACTATTTATCTCATCTAATATATTATCATTATTGGAAAAATAATTTATAATTTCAGGTTTAACTATCTTCATATTATAATACGATTTTCTTAATATACAATATTTTTTTACTTCACATCTATTACATAATTTATTATTTAAATACTTCATCGGTTTTTCTATATAAGTGTTTATATCTATTAAATAACTGATTATAATATCAAAATTTTTAATAAAATTATTATTATCATAAACAGTTGATAAATTAATACCTATATTACTAATATTATTTTTTGTAAAATTACAAAAATTAATTTTCATAAACTTATTTATATCTCTTCTGAATAAGGATGAATCATTTGATAAATAACAGGTATTAAATGGACAAAATATATAAATATATATTGTAAAAATAATTAATATAAGAATAGCTTTATTAAAAAAAATTTTTTTGATATTATCATAAAATTCGTATGGTCTTTTTAATTCATAATTATATATAAAATAAAATGTAAAGAATAGGATAGTTATTAGTGTAATATAAAATATTTTTTTAATTGTTTTTTGTTGTAATTCTTTATCAAACTCAGGTTCTCTAAGATCAACAAATGGTGAATCTAATTTTTTTGGAATCATTTTTGTGTAAAAATCAGCACCATTATTAATATCATAATACTTATCACATAACTTAGTTGATGGAAATTTTCTAGGATCTCTTGTTGGATTATTATATGTTTTTCTAGTACCATCTAAATTAAATACACCACATTCATATTCTGATGTCTCTGGATTTATCCATTCATCATTTTTTATAAAAAGTAATCCTTCTCCACTTAATCTTCCTTTTGATTCACAAATATCCTTTTTATCTGCTTTCGTTCTGGCTAATTTATATTTTAATCCCATTGCTAATTTAGGATACTCAATTCCATTATTTTCAAACACACAAACAAAATCATCTAAATTTCTTAAATTACTTAAATTATTAATATTTTTATACTTAAAATGCAAATCATTAATATCATCATCTGATTTTAATGTATTTGGTATAATATTATCCTCCATATACTATATATTAGGAAATATTTCTAAAATAGTTCCATATCCTTTTGTATTGCCATCTCTAAAAAAAAAAACTTTACCAGTTTCTAAATATTCTTTTTTATAACAAAATTTAAAATTCACAATCGCTTTAGAACCCGTTCTTAACACACTAGAATTATCTTTTTTATCACTAATCTCTAATATACTAATCTTTGCTGTTTGTCTTACTAGTCCGCAATGAATAACTGGTGTATAGTTATTAGTTATTGTACTTGAATGATTTAATACTGTAATTTCTGCTTTAAAAGCCTCAACTACATTATTTTTTAATGCTTCATCACTTATTATAATTACACCCTTTGTTATTTGATTTTTTGTTATTACTTCTTTATTTATAAATCTTATTGCTAAACAACCCGCATCATTAGAATTTAGTTGATTAATATTCTCTCTGATATTATTATGCATTGATTTTACTTTAAAAGGTGTAAATTTATCATTAATAGGACCAATCCATAATTTATCATTTAATTTAATAGGATTACCTCTTACAGTACCAGATACAACTAAACCAATTCCTTTAACATTAAATTTAGAATCAATGTACATAATTGTAGTATTAATATTTTCTTTAGGCCAATGATTTTTAGGTTTTAGGTTAAATAAAAAATATTTTAAATTTTCAATATTCAATCCAGTTTTATTAGAGATAGGTAATATAGGAATAAATATATTATCTAATGTAATAAATTTATCTAATTCTTCTCTACATTTATCTTCATTTTCAGAAAATAAATAAGATTTTTTTTTTATATTCTGATTATTAATAATTTTTTTTAATCTATTTATTGTTAAATTTTTTATATTTTCTGGTACCATATCAACTTTTGTAACTAATATTATAAAAGGTATATCTAAAAATAATAATAACATCATATGTTCTCTTGTCATTTTTGTTATTCCCATATTGGCTGAAACTAATACTAAACCAAAATCTGAAAAAAATCCTGATATTCCATAAATTGTCGTTTTTAAATATTTTTCATGCCCAGCTAAATCAATTAATGTTAATATCTTTCTCTCATTATTTATTACTTTACTAAAACTATTAAAAGTAATACTTGACGTTCTACCAGTTTCTTTTTCATGTTTATTTTTTAAAATTGAAAGTCTACACGAACCTCTTCCATCATCTAATTTATTATTCATTAAAACCCCAGTTAACGTTGATTTACCTGAATCGACATTTCCTGCAATAGCAATTCTAATAGTAATATCTTTCATTATAATAAAACAACTTTATTTTTTAAATATATATAATATATATATGGATGTAAATCAATATTTAACTATAATAGTAAATTTTTTTAAACAAAGTTACATGTCAATTATTTTAATTTTAATGATTTCATATTTATCTAGAGGTGTACCAGATATGATATTGCCCACTATTATTGGTATTGGTATCAGATTCTCTTATTACGTATACTGTTTAGATAAAAGTCAAAAAACTAATTGGAAATTAGCATTAGTTTCACTAATTCCAGGTTTTGGTCAAATAGGTGCACGATTATGGATTTTAATTAAAGAAAAAAACTTTAAAAAAGCAAGACAAGGTTGGTGGTTCCTAATTCCAATTTTTTTTTTCCCACCATTTAGTTTAATTCCCGCTTACTATATCTATAATGATATGAAATTATTATGCTAACCTTTCTTAACTTTTAATTTCTTAATCTCTTTTTTTAAAAATTTAATTTGATCTTTTAAATCTTCAATTTCTAATTCATATTCTTCTTTAATTTCATCTAAAGTTTGTTTTTTGTAAAATATAGATGTTTTAGTATTAACAGACCAAGTTTTTTTAATTGGATTTATAAAACCAGTTTCAGGTACGTTACTTAAAATAATATATTTTTCGTAATTACTTTTATTTACTAAAAATCCTCCTAATCTAAATACTTTCTCTTTCTTTTTTTTTTCATTAATCTTTTCAGTGAAATACCTCACATGAGAATTTAATGGAACCATAGATATATCATCTACTTCTACATAATCTTCTAATTTAGCCTTTATATCATCGTCTGTTAATTTATCGGTATACGTTTTTTTAGGTCTCTTATAATTATCTTCTCCTAATTTACTCATATATTAATTAAATAATTAAATTTACATTTAAAAACATAATTTCTATTTTATATAATGAATATTCCTGAACCTTTTCGTATTAAAATGGTTGAACCTATTAAACAAACTACAAAAAGTTATAGAAAAGTTGCTTTAAAAAAGGCACATTATAATTTATTTTTATTAAAGTCTGATGATATTTATATTGATTTATTAACGGATTCAGGAACTGGTTCAATGTCAGATAATCAATGGTCTCATATGATGATAGGAGATGAATCTTATGCTGGATCAAGAAGTTATTATAAATTAAAAAAAAATATAAAAAAAATTTTTAATTATAATTTTGTGATACCATGTCATCAAGGTCGAGCGGCAGAAAATTTATTATTTCCAATTTTACATAATAAGAAAAAGGAAAAATTTACAAATAGGGGTTGTTTTATTTCAAATTATCATTTTGATACAACAGCAGCACATGTGCAATTAAATAATTGTGATCCAATTAATGTAATTTGTGATGAATCGAAAGATATTTTAAATTATCATTCATTCAAGGGTAATTTTGATATAACAAAGTTAGAGGAAGAAATTATTAGAAAGGGTAGTGATAATGTAGTTGGTATAATATCAACAATAACGTGTAATTCAGTTGGTGGACAGCCAGTATCAATGGACAATTTAAAAAAAACATCAATAATAGCTAAAAAATATAATATTCCTTTGATAATTGATTGTGCTAGATTTTGTGAAAATGCATATTTTATAAAAACAAGAGAAAATGGTTATGAAAATAAAACAATAGAAGAAATAGTTTTAGAAATGTTTTCATATGGAGATGCGATGTTAATGTCATCAAAAAAAGATGCATTAGTTAATATAGGAGGATTATGTTGTATTAAAAATAATGAAGAATTATATAAAAAAGTTTGTGAAAGATGTATTCCTTATGAAGGATTTATTACTTATGGAGGTTTAGCGGGAAGAGATATAGAAGCATTAGCTATTGGTTTGAAAGAGGGTATGGATGAAAATTATCTTAAATATAGGATTAATCAGATAGAATATTTAGGTGAAAATTTAAGAAAATTAAATATACCAATTCAATATCCTGTTGGAGGTCATGCAGTTTTTATAGATGCTAAAAAGTTATTACCTCATATTCCTCCTGAGCAATTTCCGGCACAAGTATTAGCGAACGAGTTATATTTGGAGGGAGGAATTAGATCGGTAGAGATAGGTTCATTTTTAGTAGGGCGTGATTTAAGAACGAATGAGCAGATAAAAAGTGATTACGAGTTTTTAAGATTAACGATACCAAGACGTGTGTATACTAATTCGCATATGGATTATGTAGCATTAATTTTCAAAAAGATAATACCGAAATTAAATAGTTTAAAAGGTTTGGAGATAGAGTATGAGCCACCTATATTAAGACATTTTACTGCCAAGTTAAAACCTAAACAAAATAAATTTTTCTTTACATTTTTTTAATTTCATTATGATATTTTAAAATTATTTTAGCAAATTTACCACAAGATTCAGAGGCAACTAAATTTTCACAAAAAACTAAATTTAATAGATCAAAATCTATATCTTTATTTGAGATAATATCATAAACTTCGTGATTAATTTGTGAAATAAGTAATTGTATTTTTTGAATATTAGTATTATAATTTTTTTCATTAAAGATAAATTTCTTACTTTCAAATATAGTTGATTCTTCTGAATGTCCATAATGTAATGCTGTAATTATAATAACTTTTTTAGTTATTGAAAACTTATTTAATTTATAAATTAGTAAATCAATATTTTTTTGTGTAAGTCCTCTATTTCCGATATCATCACCTGTTCTTATATGTAAAATAATATAATTATCATCAAAATATTTATTTATTTTATATTTATTTTGTAATAAAATGTGTAAGAAATCTTTATTTGAGGAGAAGTATTGATAGAGTATTGTATTTTTGTAAATTTCTTTAGAAAGGATTTCTTTAGCTAGTAAGCTATTTTTATGATTGTAAGAACTACAGCATAATATATCTCCAATTCGATAAACTTCATTATTTTTAAGAATTTTAACTTTATTTTTTATATTATCTAAAGTCCATTTATTATTTATATTATTTTTCATAATATAAATATTATTTATTTTTTTCATCTTTATATTTTTTATGATATTTAATTATTGTTTTTGCAAATCCACCAGCAGTATCTAATGCTATCAAATTTTCACAAAATACTAAATTTAAAAAATCTAAATCTATATCCTCATTTGATATAATATCTTCTAATTCATGATCCATTTCTGTAATTAATTTATGAATTTTAGTTAAATTATCATTACAATTTTTATCATTATAACAATAACTCTTTCCTGAATAAAATTTGGAACTATTTGTATTATGTCCATAATGCATCGCTGTAATTATAATAACTTTTTTATCTAAATCATATTGTTTTAATTTTTCTAAGAATTTTTTTTTATTAGAATCAGTAAGACATCTTCCATTTATATCATCTCCAGATCTTACATGCATAACAATATAATTATCATCAAGATATTTATCTATTTTATTCTTATTTTTATTTATAATTTCAAAAAAATCTTTTTTTTTGTCACAATCAAAATATTGATAAAGTAACTTATCTTTATAAATTTCATTTGACATAATTTCTTTTACAACTAATGAATTTTTATTATTTATACATAATACATCACCTATTCTGTAAATTTCATTATCTTTTAAAATTTTTATCTTATTTCTAATAATATCTATACTCCATTTATTATTAATTTCATTTTTCATTTACTATTATTTATAAAATAAATAATAACTAGACAAAAAAAAATTATTAATTAACTTTCTTAAAATAGTTTATAGTTTTTATTAAACCCTCCTCTAACTTAATTTTAGGTTCCCAATTTAAAACTTCTTTAGCTCTATTAATATCTGGCTTTCTATTAGTAGGATCATCTTTTGGTAAAGGTAAATAAATAATCTTGGATTTTGATCGTGTCATATTAACTATTAATTCAGCTATTTTCTTTATTGTTATTTCATTTGGATTACCTATATTTACTGGTAGATTATAATTTGAATCCATTAGCTTTATTAATCCTTCAATTAAATCATTAATATAACAAAAACTTCTGGTTTGAGTACCATCACCATAAATTGTAATATTTTTATTTTTTAAAGCTTGACATATAAAATTACTAATTACTCTTCCATCATCAGAAGATAAATTAGGTCCATAAGTATTAAAAATCCTAACTATTTTAGTTTGTAATTTATGATTACGATTATATTCCATAGTTAATGTTTCTGCTAATCTTTTACCTTCATCATAACAACTTCTAATTCCTATTGTATTAACATTACCCCAATACTCTTCATGTTGAGGAGATATATTAGGATCTCCGTATATTTCAGATGTAGAAGTTAGCAAAAATTTTGACTTGGTTCTTTTAGCTAAACCTAACATATTTATTGTTCCTAAAATATTAGTTTTAATTGTTTTAATAGAATTATATTGATAAGCTTTAGGAGAAGCTGGACAAGCTAAATGATAAATTTCATCAATTTCTAATTTTATAGGATCAATGATATCATGTCTAATAAATTCAAAATTTGGATTTTTTAGTAAATGTTGAACATTTTTTATATTTCCAGTAAATTCATTATCTAAACAAATAACATAATTTCCTAATTTAATTAATCTATCACATAAATGTGAACCTATAAAACCTAAACCTCCTGTAACTAATATTTTTTTCATATATATTTTAATTTATAAAAATTTATTAAAATATACTAATAATTAAAGTTTTTATTATTCATTATAATTAATTAATATGTAGGGAATAAAATGACAATTATTAAATAATAAAAATTTATCTAAGCAAGTTACAGAAGTATAATAAGGAAATGATAATTTTTTATCAATTATTTTTTGTACACTAGCTGTAAATGAATTATATTTATAAAAAATAACTTGATCTTTACAACAAACTATTATTAAATTTTTTTTTATCTCACAATCTATAACATCTAATTTTACATTAATAACACTTCTATTAAGAAATTTAAATGTATTACTAAAATCATTATAACCTACATTTAATAAATCTATTTTACCATTCGCATATAAAATTAAAATATTATAATGTGTTCCATTCTTTTTTACAATAAAATTCTTTACACAACTAGGCTCCTTTAATTTATAACTTAATTTTTCTAAAAAATTTATATTTAAATCATATATATTAAATTCATTTTTATCATTAATTGTAAATAAAAATTTATCGTTATTATAAATTTTTTGATAATAATTTACATTATCTTCATTAATATTTTTTATTGTACAACTTTTATCTATTAAATTTTTTATATACACATTACCAAAATAATTAATTCTATAATAATTTTTATTATAAATAGTTTCATATAAAGTAGAATCATCCCAATTTAATACCTTTATAAAATCATTTTTTATTATACAAGTTTTTTCGTTTGCTGCTTTATCATTATTATTAAAATTTAAAATATGAAAATCATCTATATATTTAAAATTATTTAAATGATCAATATTATTATATAACAATTTAGTTGTTTTAGTCGCATTATCAATTTGATAAATATTTCCAATACTATCATAATATCCATAATTTTTATTATTATCGTCTTTCCAAAACTTTTCTATCGATTTTTCTTGACTTATTAGAAAATTATGAAATGATATACTTATAAAAGCTAAAAATTTTAAATTCATTATAAAAAATATTAATATATATTTCTTTATATCAATTTAATGATGAAAGCTGTTTTGATATAAATCTATTTTACAAATTTTACAATAAGTAATTTTTTCTCCATATATACCACCTTTTCTTTCAGTAATCCATTTATGACTATTATTTACAATTTTACAATGATTTGCTATTTCATAGTTTTTATTATTAATATCCTTTTCCAATAATTTAAGTTTATTAATTAAATTTAATTTTTCTTTTACTAAATTATTTTTATCATCAAATAATCTATTAATCATTTTTATATTAATTATTATTTTTTGTTAATTTTTTTTATTTCAATATTTTATAATTTGTTACTATACCATCTAAATTATATTGTTTCATCTTTTCTAATATTATATCAAATTTATTTGTATAACTAAATACTAATACTTTATTATCTTTTAAAAATTTAATTTCATCGTGTTGTAAAACTGACCAATGAAAAGAAAAAAACTTCAAGTTATATTTATAAATTAATAATTTTGTAATATCTGATGTAAACATAGTTTCTGAAATAATACCGTAATTTAAATTTTTATTAGAATTATATAATAATTCAATTATTAATATATTAAAACTACCTATATAAACTTTCTTCATATCATATTTTTTTTTAAAATCTTTTATTATTTTAATTAGATGGGGTACAATTCGCTTAGTACCTTTTATATCCAAATATAATGGAAAATTATTATTTTTATTTTTAATTAATATATTAAATAAATCTACTAGTAAAGGAATCTTATTATTAATTGACTTTATTTCTTCATAAGTTAGATCAATAATAAAATATGAATTATTTGTATTTTTTATAAAAGTATCATGATAAATTATAATTTTTTGATCTTTAGTAAGTTGGATATCTAGTTCAATCATATCAAATTTATGAAAGATAGCTTTTATAAATGCTTCGATAGTATTATCGTTATAAAATTCTGAGTATCCTCGATGAGCAATTTCTAATATTTTCATATATATTATAATTCTATTTTATTTAAGAATAATTTTTTTAATACATCATTTCTAGTGACTTGTTTTTTATAAAAGATGTAATAATTGTAATAAGAAATAGTCCAAATATTATTACTAGTATTTTTTAAAACAAATTCTAAACTTTCTTTATTATTTAAATTATTTATTTTTATTAAAATTCCTCCCCATTTTAGTTCTTCATTCATATTAACACATCTAATATAACCACCAAGTTTAATTTTAGATAAATCTTTTATAGTTACATATTCATATCCATCTAATTCCTTAAATTTTAATTTTAAGGATTTAATATATCCATCATTATTATTATGATCAATTATACTATCTAATTTTAGATTTTTAATTTCTTTTTTTGTAATTGTTTCTGTTAAATCGTCTTCTTCATCAGATGAATAGTTTCTATATAAAATTTTTTTTAATGTTTTATTTTTACTAATTTCATTTTTTTTTTTATTAAAATCGAATTGTTTTTTTAAAATACCTTTTTTAGATAATCTAGTATAAATATCATCGTCTGACATATATATTTAAATAAATATTATTTATTTATATATAAATGAATGATAAAAAATGGAGTGAATTAATTAGCTGGAATGACTTTTATTTAAATAAAGATAGATGTGATTATGAATCTGAAAATGAAGAAGAAATAAAAACACAAGATATAAATTTAATCGACTTTAGCCTTAATAATGAAAAAATACTAAATGAAATTGATAAAATATTAATTAATAATGATTTCTCAAATATGACTTCATTAGAAATTTTAAAAAATCAAGATCTAATATCATCTTACATAAGTAAGAGTATACAAAACATATTAATAAATAAAAGTTTTTTTTTAAAGACAATTATTTATTTAAGAAATTCATCAAAATATTTATCAGAGAAGATAAAGCAAAATTTATTTAATCATAATTTAGAGTGTTTAAGAAAAGATAAAATTATTAGAAGTTCGTATAAATTTTGTAATTTTAAACAAAATTGTAATTATAATTATGAACCTGGTAAAAAAGGTTGTTATGCTGATCATTATCCTCATAATATGATTTATGCAGATTGTTTATCTTTAATTGAATGTATAAATAAATATTATAAAACCGAGGATGAGATTCAAAATAAGGAAATAATGAGATGTATAAATACAATATCTTTTGTTATTAAACATATGTATGATGAATTAAATAATTTATGTATGTATAGTAAAAAAAACGAACATGATAAATTTCATTATGTAAAATTAAATAATAAAAAATTTGATAATGTTAAATACAGAAAATTATAATGAATTTTCTTCTTTTTCTTTTTGATTAAAAATTTTTGAAAATATTGCACTACCAATATTTTTATTTATTCTATTATAATTTTCAGTATAATATTTTTTTGCTTTATTTTTATCATTAATATAACCATTATTTTCAATTTCCGAAAATACTTCATATTTAAATTTAAAAATATCAGGTATTTCTTTAAAATCTGATTTTATTTTAAAGTATAAATCATAATCAATTTTGAATTTATTATTGATTTCTTCTAATAATTCTTTTTTTTTATTTAATTTTTTAATTAATTCTTGTTGGCTTTCTATTTCTTGATTACTGTAATCTAATTCTTCATTAAAACTATCTTGATTGTTTTGTAATTCATCTATTAATGTTATATCATCCTTATAATCATAATTTATAAAATAGTTTTTTTTGAATAAATTTTTTAAAGTAATAATTTTTTCATTATCAAATTTTACCTCTTTTTTTGACTTTTCATAATAAAAATTAAAATTATCAAAACTAAATAAAATTATATCATATTTATAAGTACCAAAATTATTATACTTTTTTATTATAATATCATTTAGATCATATTTTAAATCACCAAATAATTGATTATTAATTTTAATATTATGTATAGTAATAATTTTTGTTATAAAATGATTTAAAACAAAATTAAAAACTTCATTATCTTGATTAAATATTAATTGTAAATCATGATTTTTTATTTGAATTATAAAACTCATATCTTTAATATAACATTATTTCTTAAAATAATTTAAATAAAAAATATTAATATATATAAAATGAATAACTCAGAATATCCAACATTTAGTTTTGAAAGAAAAAATAAAAAAAAAAATGATACTAAAAAAAAAGAAAATACATTAAATCAAATTGATAATACTTTTATGAAGATATTTCCTTTAGAAACTAAAACAAATATTGAATTTCCATTACCTAATTTTAATGATATTCTAATGAAAATTTCATTAGATGAACCATTAGTTAAAAAAAATGAAAATAAATTAGAGGAGATTAATAAATTTGAAATTGATTTAAGCAAAAAATATGATGAAATTGATGAAAAAATAGATAATTTAAATACAATATTAAATTTAATTAATATTTTAGATGATAAAAAAAATTATAGTTTTGATATTAAAAAATTAAAATTAATGAAAGAACCATTACTCAAATTTCAAAAATTTGTTGGAATGAAAAATGTTAAAAAAATTATTATAAATCAAATATTATACTTTTTACTAAATTTAGATGAAGAAAAAGATATGATGCATACTGTTATTACTGGACCTCCTGGTGTGGGAAAAACTAAATTAGGTCATCTATTAGGTGAAATTTATTATAAATTAGGTGTTATTAAATGTGATACTAAAAAAAAATATAAATGTCCTCTTAGCGGTGATGATATAGATTTTAAATTTAAAATTGCTAGACGTTCAGATCTAATAGGTGAGTATGTTGGACATACAGCAGTAAAAACGCAAAAAGTGATAAATGAGTCATTAGGTGGGGTATTATTTATAGATGAGGCGTATTCGTTAGGTAATGATGACAAAAAGGATATTTATTCTAAGGAGTGTATAGATACAATAAATCAGAATCTTACAGAGAACAAGGGTAAATTTGCGGTTATAATAGCAGGTTATGAAAATGAGTTAGAAAAGTGTTTCTTCAATTATAATGAGGGTTTGGTGAGGAGATTTCCTTTTAAGTATGTTATCGACTCTTATGATTATAAAGAATTAGGTCAAATTTTTATAAATAAATTATTAGAAAATGGGTGGATATTAGATGAGTCATTAAATTTAGAGATTAACAATAAATTGAATGATTTTTTCAAATTAAATTATAAAAGTTTTAAAAATTTTGGAGGAGATATGGAAATATTATTATTTAATTCAAAGATTGCTCATTCAAAAAGAATTTTTGGTAAAAATCCAGATTTAAGGAAAAAAATGAGTATGAGTGATATTAAATTGGGATATGAATTATTTAAAAATAATAAAAAAAAAGATATAAGTATTCCCTATGGAATGTATTTATAATATATTTTATATATATATATGAATAATTTAGAAATATGTTTAATATTTTTTTTAATTGTTATAATTATTTTAAAATTTACTAAAGTTAAAGAAGGATATGGATGGATCCCATTACAAACTAGAATGACAAGAAATATGTCTTATGATTTAAGAGGAGATCCTTTTATTGGTAATAGGTATTATTATAGTCCATTTGTTTACAAATTATTTCCTTTTTTTCATTTATCACCAAATATTCCTTATTATTTATAAAATTTTAAATATATGACTAATAATATTAGTAGTACTAAGGTTATTTATATAATTAATTAAATTATTAAAATGTAATTTTTTAATCTTTTGATCTTTGATGCAAATTGGTTTAGATATAATAAATTTTTTATTTTTATTTATATTATTAATGATTATATAAATAGAGAAATCATTTTTATTAAAGTAAAGATTAATACTTTGTAAGTAAAATTCTTTTTTGAATGATTTATCAATTTTATTAAAAGAAAAGTAGTTAAGTATATTTTTATTTTTTTGTGGACAGCAGTCAATATATTTATAGTTAAAGTAGTTTTTGTTAAAAATAGAGTTAAATTTACGAATAAATTCATTTAAATTATCAATATAAAGTTGATATCTTATTTTATAATCACAATTATTATAAATTATTTTAAAATTATTTTTTTTTAAATTGTTAAATAAATCATCTAAATTCTTTTTAGTTTGAATAAAGATGTTATCAAATTCTTCTTTAGTAAATAAATTATCTAAATTAGATAAGTTATTATCAATAATTATATCTTTTAGTATGTATTCATAATTAGGAGTATTATTGTTAAAGTATAATAGATCATTCATATATTTTATGTATATAAATAATTTAACCTATATTAAAAAAAAATTATTAATAGAGTTAATATGGGACAAAAATTTAGTAAAATGAAAAAATATTGTAATCTCCATATTGTTACCTATAATTATAATAATAATAATTCCAACTTGAGTAATAATATATTAGAAAATTTTATAAATAATTTTTTAAATAAAGATGTTATAATATGTATTCAGGATATAAATCATGATATTAAAATTAATAAACTAAATAATTTTTATTCAGAAAATTTAAAATTATTGATATTAACTAATTTAAATATTTTAAAAAAAGAACATCATTTTTATGACTCTAATAATTATAATTTATTAAATAAAAATTTATATGGATTTCAACATTTAAAATTATGTTATCATAAAATTAAATTAAATATTTATAATACTGAAATAATACCAGATGAAATTCAACAAATTGATTTTGATAAAATTAGAAATAAACAAGTTAAAGAATTATTTGATTATATTTGTAAAAGTAACGATAGGATTCATTTAGTTGTTGGTACATTTTTTGAGTATGATAATAATATTAAAGAATTAATTAATATATCAGAAATAAATAATTTAATAACCAACTTTAATAATAATAAACAAGAAAGTTATATATTTGCTTATACTAAAAATATTGTAAATAATATTGATGATATAAATAATTATTTAAAAAATAAATATCATATGAGAGTAGTTAATCATAAAATATATAATTTAGAAATTGACGAATATTGTCCATTTGAAGTTATCCTCAAAATTGAAAAAATAAATATAATTATTTAAGAAAATATATATTATATTTATTAATGCCTAGAAAAAAAAAAATTACAAATGAAAATGATTATGAAAAACTAAAATTAGATTATATTAATATTTGTAAAGATATTTCATCTGTTCAAAATAAACTTAATCAATTAGATAAAAAAAGAGAAGAAATATTATCTGATATTAGAAATTTACAAAAAGAAAAATCAAATGATAAAAATAAAATTTTATTAAATAATAAAAATAAACTAATATTAAATAATAATGTTGTAATTAAAAAACCTATGAAATCAACAGATATGGAAACAGATGATTCTTCATCTGATAATTTATCTGATTATATTGATATATCAGATAATGATAGTGATTAATTATATAAAGAAATAATAGAAATAATTATTATGTTACAAGGTTTATTACATAATAATTATTATATTTTTGAGTTAAAACCAAAAAGAAAGATAAGTTATAATAACATATTAAATTTCAGCAAGATATTATATGATTTAGATTTGGATGATTTTAATATATCATATTTACTGAAAAAAAATACCATAAATACGGTAGTATTAAATAATGCAAAATTGTTAATATGTAATGGAAAGTTTAAGATAATAAAAAAAAATATTAGTGACCATTATAAAATAATTAATTCTAATTTTAATGTGTGTACGAATGCGATAATAAAGATTGAGTTAAAAGAAATTCTATTATTAAATACTTTAGATGAGTATTTATATTTTTTAGAAAATTCAAATAATTTAGAAATATTTTTACAAATATTAAATTTATTAGATACGGGAGAAAAATTAAAAATAGATATATATAATCATTATAATATTTTTATTAAAAAATTTTTAAAACATAATTTTAGTATGAAAGAAATTATATATTTATTAAATTACTCAGATATTAATGATTTTACAATTTTCCAAAAATTATTGAGTGATTTATTAAAATTAGAATTTTCAAATTCTTTATTAAATGAATTATTACATTTTATTAATGTTAGTGATTTAAAATATAGTAAAGATTTATTAAATTTATTATTATTAGATAACATATTAAAATCTAAATTTAAAGAAATTAATGAAAATAAAAAAGATGAAACAACAGAATTTTATAATTCTTTAATAAGTAAAACTGATTGGAAGGAAGAATATAATTATGGAAATATAATGGGTTTATTAATTAATGTTAAACCTACAGAGTTAAATAAATGTTATTTTAGTTATGAAAATATTGATATATGTGATATTACAACAACTATAGTAGGTTTAGATCAGATATTAGAGAGTTATAAATTAACAAATGGGTTTAATGTATCAATAAATGGAAATGGAATAGGAAATGGTAATTGTATGCTTCCATTATATATAAGTGAAGAGCATTGGAATTTAGTTAAAGTATATGAAAACTATAATTTTGGTTTAATATTTAATAGAAATCCTTTATTATATTGTTATGAAATGAATAAAATTTATAAAGTAGTTTTATTAAAAATGATAAATCTTACATTTAGTGATAAAAATTATAGATCTGATAAATGGGTCAATTTATTATTTTCATTATATTATACATCAACTAAATTATTTCTAAAAGTTAATTATATTAAAAATAAAGATTTAAAAGAAAGATATAAAATAAACATAAATGATTTATTATATGATTATTTATTATGTGGAGAATTAGATGATTACAAATACATTGTAGAGGAGTTAATAAGAAGATGTTTTAAAAAAATATATAAAAATATAGATATTTTAGATAGTATTTATAATATAGGGCATATAGATGATACGATGGAAAATAAGATTTGTTTAAGTGAGATTAATTATAAAAAGTGGTTAAACGAGATTGAAACCAATAAAATATTTATGGAGACTATTAAATTAATATATGGAATTTATAAAATGAAGTTTATATGTAAAGAAAAATATTTTAAATCGGTATTAAGTAGTGAAGAATTAAAAGAATTAAAATATTTTATAAAAAAAAATGAGATATGGACAAAAAGTTGTGAATTAAAGGGTTTATTAAATGAGGATTTCAATCATATAAATTATTGTAAAAATAAAATATATTCAACTGATTTATTATTTAATTTAGGTATTATAAAAAATAAATTAGAATTAAAGTGTATGTTAATTCAATGTATGATGCAGAGAGTTGATAAATTAGCAAAAAAAAATATTAATTATATAGATCCATTTAGTGAAAATAATAAATTTATCATAATAAATAATTATTCTATATTTAAACAAAGATATGTTAGAAAATTATATAATTTAAATAATTTTGAAAATTATATTAAAATAATTAATAAAATAGAATTATTTAGATTAAAATTTTTTTTAGATTTAATGATAAATAATACAGTTAGTTTAAAAAATAAAATCAAAAATAATATTAATTTTATTAATATTGATAGAAGAAAATATATATTATAATTATATGAAAGATGTTATTTTACAAGATGGTGGTAAAAAAATAATTGATGTAGATCAAATTATTTTTTTTTTAATGGAAAGTAAAAAAGATTTAGAATATTTAAATTTAGATATGAAATCAAAAAAAAATTTTACAGAAAGTGGTTTTCCTTCAATGTATGTAAGTATGATTTCAAATAATGATGGTGATCAATTTGATATGGTTTTTCCTGCAAATAATCCAATTCTAAAAATTGTTAATGATTATAAAAAAAACAAAATATCTTTTAATGAGCACACGGATATTTTAGATAGTTTTGTTGATATTTTTGTAACTAGATACTTAAAAAATGGAATATTTAGAAATACAGATATTAAAATTAATATGCTTAAGAAAACAAAATTATCATTTGTAAATGCATTAGCTTTTACAGATAAAGATAAAAAAAATTATTTTAGTAGATTTAATAAAAAAGATAATAGTGGATTTAAAAATAAAACAATTGAAATCAAATAAGATTAATTTTATTTAATTATTACTTAAAAAAATTAAACATACAAATGATTAAGGTAATTTTTAGGTTCATTACTTTTTCTTAAATTAATAAATTTCTTTAATCCGTTATTAATATCTTGTTGATTTAAAATTCGTTTTTCATTATCAGGTTTTCCTAAAACTCGTTTACCGTGTTCTATTTTACATTGAAAAAGTAATGTTTCCATATCTCCAGCCATATGTTTAAACTTTTCATAATTACTTTTAAAAAAATCATAATTAATATTACTATCTAGCGACCAATTAATTTCTTCAATTAATTTAATAAAAATTAATTTAAGTTCTTGAGGAGAATATTTATCAATATCATATCTAAAAGTAAATCTTCTTGCTAAACCTTCGTTATAAGCAAAAAAACATTTTTCTAAAGATTCTTTATATCCAGCTATTATACATAATAAATTTTTTTTATTTTCAGTTAAATTTTGATTAATCGTATCAATACATTCTTTTGAAAAAGTATCTTTACCTTCATTATTTCCTAAAGAATAAGCTTCATCAATAAATAATACTCCACCATCACAATCGTCAATTACTTGTTGAGTTTTAGCTGCAGTATGACCTACGTATTTACCAATTAGATCAGATCGTTTTACAATTTTAAAATTATAACTTTTAATTTTTAATTTTTTTCTTTTTTTGGTAGTATTACCTTTAAGAATACCTAAATTAAAATAAATATCACCAATTATTTTACCTAATTTTGTTTTACCAACACCAGGCGGTCCAGTAATTACAGTATGTAGCATATCTTCAGAATCATTTATATTTGCTAAGAAATAAATAATATTATCAATTAAATTTTGTTTAATATTATCTAAACCAATCATATTTTTTAAATTATTTAGAGGATCTTTTAATTTACTTATTTTTTCTAAATCAATATTATAGGTACATAATTCATTTTCGTCATAAAGATCAGCTAAATATAATAGATCATCAATATTATGAATTTCTTTATCAATAATTTTTTTTGGCCATAATGATTTATCATATTGGTCGAAGTCGTAGTTACTTGATTCACTTGAATCAGAATCATCATCGATAAATTCTGTCCAATCAGTATCTAATTTAGTTTTTTTGTTAGACATAATATAAATATTATTTTAGTTTTTAAATATAAATTTATATATAGAATAATTAAAATATCTAATTATATATATATGTTATATAGTGCTCAAGGTCAATTAATTAATAAAGATGTTACGAAACCAGTTAATGTTGTTAGTGAAAAAAAAATAGAATACAAAGCTAATGGTAATTTAGTTATTGAAGAAAACAACAAAGAAACTGTAAAATCTGCAGTAAAAATTCCAGGAGATCAAGTATATTTCCCCTTTTTATCTAAAACTACTGAAGAAGAATAAATTGAAATTTAAATATTTAAATATTAAATATTTAAATTATATTATAATGTATAAAAAAATTAAAGAACCTGTGATTATTCCTTATAATCCTAATAATAAACTAATTAAAGATGTTGACATCAAAGAAATGTTAAATAGATTCGGTGTTAAAGTTGAAATAACCGATATTGAACTATATAGACAATCCTTAACACATAAATCTTACATTAAAAAAGAGTTTTATGATAAAAATATGGACGAAATTAGAAAACATAAAAGTAAAATGCATAATGTTTTAGAACTAAGAGATAAATCAAATGAAAGATTAGAATATTTTGGAGATACTGTTATTAAAACTGTTATTGCTGAATACTTATTTGATAGATATCCAGATCAAGATGAAGGTTTTATGACTAAGTTAAAAACAAAAATAGAAAATCGAGAATCATTAGCGAATTGGGCGAGAGAGATGGGTTTATATAAATTCGTAATTATTTCAGCTCAGAATGAAGAATCTAATAATGGTAGAACGTGTGATAAAATTTTAGAAGATGCATTTGAATCTTTTATAGGAGCTTTAAAAAAAGATACTGATTTTGAAACATGTAAAAATTTAATAAGAAATTTATTAGAAAATAATATAGATTGGTCTGAAATTATTTATAAGGATTCTAATTATAAGGATCATATTCAGAGGGTTTATCATAAAAGAAAATTTGAACATCCAAAATTTGAGACATTAAAAGAAGAACATTTAAAAGATAATAAAAAATATTTTACAGTATGTTTATATGATAATTATGGTAATATATTTACAACGGCCAGAGAAACTTCTATTAAGAAGGCACAACAATTAGCGTCTAAGTTAGGATTGTATAAATTAAAGGAGTTATCTAATTATCAGATGACAGATTATGAATTAGAGCTAATAAAAAATAATTAAATAATTATTATATATATTATGTCAAATTACATTGATTTAAATAATAATGGGAGACTTTTCCCATCGTGGATATTATTAAATTTTAAGCAATTTTATTTACCAAAAAATGTAGTTAAGGATGGGGAGGATCCTTGTAAAATAAAAACTAAATTAGAGTTAAGAAAGTATCAAAAATTTATATCTAGTTATTTAGATTATAGATCTCCATATAAAGAAATTTTATTATATCATGGATTAGGTTCAGGAAAAACGGCTACAACAATAAATTTAATAAATGTGTTATATAATTTTAATCCATATTGGAATGTATTTATATTAATAAAGGCGTCATTAAAGGGTTCATGGGAGGATGAAATAAAAACTTGGTTATCAAAGGATGAGTATGAGTTAAGGAAGAAGAATATAAAGTTTATAAATTATGATTCTCCATTTGCGGACAAGAATTTTTTAGATGCGATAAAGGAGAGTGATAGTACAAAGAAAAATTTTTTTATAATAGATGAGGCACATAATTTTATTAATAATTTGTATAATAATATTATATCCAAGACGGGAAAGCGTGCTTTTGTAATTTATGATTATATTTTAAAAGAGAAGATAGAGTCACCGGATACAATGATAGTTTTAATGTCGGGAACTCCTGCGATAAATAATCCTTATGAGTTAGCATTAATTTTTAATTTAATGAGACCAGGAATTTTTCCAAATAGTGAATTAAAATTTAATGAAATATATATTAAATCTAATCAATTAAGTAATGATATGAAGAATACATTTATTAGAAGAATTATGGGTTTAGTATCATATTATTCAGGAGCTGATAAACAATTATTCGCTGAAAAAAGAGTACAATTTGTTTATTGTAAATTTCATGAAAAACAACAAAAAACGTATGAACATTTTGAACTTATTGAAAAAAAAATGGATCAAAATAGAATGTCTAAAAAAATATCTTCTACTTATAAATCTTTCACAAGACAATCTTCTAATTTTACTTTTCCTACTATTTCTAGTAAAATAAATGGAGAAAGTAGACCAAGACCATCTTCATTTAAGGTAGATGAATCAGTTATTCAAAAAATGTTAGAAGGAATAGATTTCGAAGGTAAGGAAAAGGAGTATGTGGAGTATAATGATTTAATAAATGTTTTTATAAGGGAGTTAGAGAAGTATTATGATAAATTAAATGATAATAAGTTAAAAGATGATATAGAGGTATTTAAGAATAAGTATAAATATGATTTTGACAAGTTTTGGAAGGAGTATAAAAATAAGAGTAAGTTATTAGACGAGTTTTATAAAAATTCGTGTAAGATAACAACAATGATTTTTAAATCATTAAATTCAAAAGGTCCATTAATTTTTTATTCAAATTATGTAAGAATGGAAGGTTTAGAAATAATAAAGATTTATTTAAAGTATTTTGGATTTTCTAAATTTATTAATTCAGATAAAGGTAAAAATTATTTTAGATATACTGAATATCACGGAAATATTAAAATGGAAACTAGAGAACTTAATAAAAAATCTTTTAATAAATCTGATAATATTGATGGTAAATTAATTAAAATAATTCTTATATCCCCAGCTGGATCTGAAGGTATTAGTTTAAAAAATGTTAGACAAGTCCATGTATTAGAACCTTATTGGAATGAAGTTAGAATAGATCAGTTAATAGGACGTTCAATAAGACAATGTTCGCACGCAGATCTTCCAATGAAGGAGAGGTATGTGGATATATTTAGGTATATTAGTCAGATGGATGGTATGAAGGAGTCAACAGATGAGAATATACAAAATTTAGCGAATAAAAAAAATGATTTGATAGGTAGTTTTTTAAAAACCTTGAAGGAGATAGCGGTAGATGCTGAATTATTTAGAAATCATAATATAGAGAATGATGAATATACACCATTTAAGTTTAATGAAATTAGTTTATTTGATGAAATAATAAGTCCAGCATTTAAGAAAAATATTGATTATGATTTAAATTTAGAAAATGGATTATATTCAAAAAATTCTGAAATAAAAAAAGTAGATGTTTTCGAGATTAAAGCAGTAATTAAATTAGAAAATAATAATTTTTCAGATGTAAAAAAGTATTATTTAAATAATGATACTGGTGTAGTATATGATTATGATTTAAAATTTCCTATTGGAAAAGTTAATTTTGATAAGGATGGTGTTCCTGAAATTTATAAGGAAAATATTTATTTAATATCACAAACAATTAAAATACCAAAAATTAATTAAATGTTTTTTTATTTATTTCTAATTGAATTTCTCCTACTGTAAAAATAAATTGAGATTGAAATTTACTAGATAAAGGATGTCTTAAATATTTTTTTGGACTTCTAAAACTTACTGTATAATCATCTTTTGTTGTAGAATTTATATTTACTATATTTTTATATGATTTTCTTTCTGATAATTCATTATTCCAAAGTAAATTATTATTTGTAACTAACTGATCTCCAGTACTATCTAAAATTTTTATACTCATATTTGTAAAATTACCCAAATCTGAAAATTTAAATATTTTATCTGTTTCCATTCCATCTAAAAAATTAAATCCTCTATTATCTTCTTTTGATGGAAATAATAAAGCAAAACTATTACTTACTGAACTACTTGTAGCCAAATCATTATTTTTTGGTAATTGATCTATATGTAATTGAAAATATCTACCTTTTTCTATTTGATAATCTGGATTTGTACTTTTTTTATACTCAAAATGTTCTATTCCATTTGATGTATCACTATAAGAATAAACAATTGAATAATCAGGTTCTAAAGTAACAGTATCACCAACAAAATAATCTAAAATAAAATCATTATTTGATTTTAATATATAATGAATAATGTAAATTGGAACACTATAATTATTATCAAATTGATCAAATAAATCATTGTTGGCAAAATTATTAGCTGCATGAAATGAAGTTATTGTACTGATTATGTTAGGATCAGTTAATTCAGATTTTTTTATTTTATAATTATCAGGGAGAATTGCTTTGACTAATTTTAAATATTTTACATTTTTAACAGATCTATGTATAGATGGACCAGGAGTAGTATCAGTAGATCCTAATTTTAAAGTAAAGTCAAAAATATTTGGAAAGATATCAATATCTCTATCAGCTGTATCAATAATTATATCTTTTTCTTCAATAAACTGATTACGAACTATTTCTTCAACATTATTATCAATAATTTGTTTAGGTTGATATTGTTGTTCAAAAAGAAATGAACCTAAATTAGATTCATTATTAAAATTAACATTATTATTTTGGTTAGGTTGTATATTATTATTTTGGAATAAATTTTTTAGTTTAGTATTTTCATAAAAATTAGCTGGAGTATGTGCATTATTAAAATAATTATCACGAATATTTATTTTTGATAAATTAGATCTATCTTTTAAATTATTATTAAACATATATATTTAATATAAAAAAATTATTCGATTTATATTTAAAAATAAAAACATTTATATTTTAATTATGGAGTATGAAAAAAATATTTATGATAAATTTGTGAATAAAGCTACTTTAAGTGAGTTAAATAATCATTTATCAAATAAATTAGATTTAACAAACAAAAGTAAAGATGAAAAAAAGAAATGTTTAAAAATTTTATATGATAATATGAAAAAAATATATAATGGTTTAGAAAAATCTAAAATTAATGATAGAACATTTCCTAAGATTAATGACATTTATAAAAAATATTCTTTAGAAAAATCAATTGAAGAAATTAACTATATGTATAATACAAATAATAATATTAAATATTTAGAAAGACCAGTTATAACATATCAAAAAAATTCAAATAATGTTGATTTTAGTAAAAGACAAATTAGTAAAGGAAATAGTACCCCTAACTTAGGTATTTCAAATAATTTTGATGAATCAACTAGATTAAATAATAATATGGCACCAGAAAAAATTATGGAAAAACTAATGGCAGAAAGAAACAGTAATATTAATAATAATCAAGGTAATTACGAATTACCAGAATATATGAAACCTAAAGATAGTGAACCTGTTATTGAAAAATATACAAATTATAAATTAAATCATAACTTAAATTCAAATAATGATAATAAAATGCAGGGTGATACTTATCATCTATCTGGATCAAATTTAGACTCTCAATTTAGCAATATTAATTTTTCTGATAACGAACTATCTTTGGGATTACCTGATGTTGATGAATCTGTTGATACTAATAAAAGATTAGAAATATTACAAAAAGAAAGAGTTAATTTATCAAATAATGTTAATGTTCCTGATGATCAATTTATAAAACCTGATTTTACTAAATCATTAGATGAAAATAATAAAATATTAGTAAATCAAAATTTAATAAGTAATGATTATATAAAAAAGGAAGATTTTTATAATAATCAGAAAAGAATTAATCAAGATATGAATGAGCCTAAATATGTAGTAAACAATAATTTAATTAATAATGCGAATAAGATTAATAATGGAAATATTATAGAAAAGTTAAATAATGTGAATAGGGATGATGTGTTAAAGATATTAAATAATTATGCGAATACGAGTAATAGTATGAGTGTACCTGAACCAAAACAAGAGATTGTTGAAAGTAATGATAAGGATGATAAAATAACTGAATTTTTAAGTGAATTAGGTAGAAAACAATTAGATCAGTTAAAGCAGGTACAATTATTACAGGAGCAGTTACAGAATCATATAAAGAGTCAGATATTAAATCCAGTAAGACCGAATGAAGTTGAGGATGGTATGGATGAGTTAAAAAATGAATTAATAAGTAAAGTTAAAATTTTAACTGGTCAATTGGAGCAGGAGAAAAAAATTAATATTCAGTTAAGAAAAAGAATAGATGATTTAGTAGAGGAAACAACAAATGAAAACGATAAAAAATTAGAATTAATAGATAATAAAAAGGAAGAGATTAAGGAGGAAGTAAATAAATTAGCGGATAAACATAAGGATATAGAAGTTTCGTATAGTAATTTGTTAAAGAAGGAGAAATTTTTGAATAGTTTAGTAGAGAAAAATAATAAATTATTAAAATCAGACAATCACACCATTTTTATAGATACGAAGAATTTTAATTATTTAAGTAAGATTGGTTATGTATTTGATAGAAAAATAAATGATATTGAGAAAATAGAGTTAATATCATATGATTTTCCTAAGATAAATAATAATATTAATAATAAGAATAATAAATTTTATTTTAAATTTGAAGAGGAAAAATTAAATAGTAGTATTATTGAGCAAAATGATTCAGATAGTGAAGAATGTTCAATTGATGTAAATGAGGATATGAATATTATAACAATTCCCGAAGGAAATTATGATATATCAACTTTAATTAAGAAATTAAATAAGTTAGGTAATTCTTATAATCTATTATTTTCATATAATAAGAATACAAGTAAAGTTACTATTAAGAGTGAAAATAATTTTTCTATGTTTGATAAAGATAATAATATTATGAAATTACTAGGTTTTGAAGAAGGGTTTGTATTAGAAAAAACTAATTCTTATATTAGTAAAAATGCTTATGATTTAAGAAAATGTAATTATGTGTATATGTATTTACCAAATATTTCTGATGATGTATTTGCTACTATTAATATAGATGGTATTAAAAAAGGTAATTATGAATTAAAAACAAATGAAATTTCTATTGATAGTTTAGAAATTGAATTAAAAGATGAATTTAATAATTTAATTGATTTTTGTAATCTAAGTTGTAAATTTGAATTAAACTTTATATTTGTCAATAGGGAAATAAAAATAGAGGATAATTCTGAAAATGATGTTGAAATTTATTCAGATGAAATTAATTTTGTTGAAAAATAATATTATTTATATATATATGATAAAAACTATATACATATCAATAATAGTTTTAGTAACTATTTGGACATTATATTTATATTTGGAAAACGATCAAAAATATAAAAGTGAAATGAATAGAATTACATATTTAGAACATAAAATAAGAAAAAAGAATGATTTTGTTAAACAAAGTAGAATGAGTACTATTCCTTGTAGTATTGTAAATTTAGAAACTCCCCGTGATTGCTATATTGGATCTAATTATTCTTGTAAATGGTGTGAAGCTGCTGACAGATGTAATCAAATTATTTAAAAAATTAATTTTTATAATAACTAATGAAAGAATTACCTTATGAAATTATTAACGAAATTTTATCATATTTAGAAATTACCTGTCATACTTGTTACAATAAAATAAATTTAAATAATTTAAAAAATTTAATTAAATTAAATAAATTTTATTTTTGTAATAAAATATGTTTCGATTTTATTTAAAAATATTGAAATTTAAAAGAATTTAAGAAATTATAATTATATATTATAAATGGAAGATTATAAAGCTTTACAAAAAAAAAAATATATAAAATATTTATTTAATAAAAAAAAAGATAAATATAAAATAGTATTACCTTCATATCCTAATGATAAAATAATAGAAATAATTAATAATAATTATATTAATAAAATTGAGTTATTTTATAAAACGTATAATTTAAATGATAAAGAGTTAAATAATTGTGATGATTGTGATGATAAAGATATTATAAGGGTCAGAGAAAAAGAAGAGATAAATGGATATAATTATTTAAGAATGTCAAAAAATTTTGATTTAAATGGTTTTATAGGAATAAAGTATAGAGAAAGGATAGATATTTTTAATGTAAGGAGGATAAATAAATTTATAAAGGAAAGGAGTAATAATAGGTATCTTAGTAAGAGGAGGTATTATAATTATGAAGGATTTGTGAATAATTTTAATGGTAATTGGAATATGGAAAATATAATTGAAATTTTAGAAAACAGGGGTTTACAAAAATTAGCTGTACCAAAAACTATATTTGATATGTTATTGGAGGAGGAACCTGGTGTTTATGCGATTGAGATTATTACAAATGATTTATTAAATTTAAATAGATCATATTGTATAGTGGATGATTTTCCTTGTGAAGACGAAGAATTATTAAATATACCATTAGAGGTATGTAATCAGTTAAAGTTAAAAGAAGAGTTTAATAATTTTAGTATTAGGTTAGTTAGGCCGAAAAAGGGTGAGCGTGTGAAGTTAAAGTGTTTAATAAACAGGGAAGATGTATTTAATGATATAAAGTTTCAGATGACGGAGGAAATAAGTAAATTATCAATATTAAGTTTAAATCAGATAATATCTATTAGATCAGATAAGGAGGATATTTATGTACCTTTTTTAGTAAAGGAGTTATCACCAAGTAATGTAATAGATATAACTAATATTGATTTAGAGATAGATTTTGATATTTGTGATGATTATGAAAATCCATTAGACAGTTTATTTATTTATTCAAATATGGAGGTATAATTATTTCCTTTTTTTATAAAATTATATTTATCTAATAATTCTTTAGAATTTTTACTAATTTTATCTTTGAAAGTAAATGATACTTCATATGAAGCTAAACTTTTATCTCTTTTATTTAAAAAAATACCATTCTTTTTTTTTGATACACTAAAATTAGTTTTTGATTTTTCATAAATATTAAATTTATCTCTGACATATCTAATTCTATCTTCTAAGTTAAGAGGGAAGATAAAATTATTGTGGTTAAATGGTATAACTGTAAAAGTTTTATTATTTTTTCCGATGGAGTATTTTTCTAAAAAGAGTAATTTTTCTTTAATTTGTGTACATAGGTCAATTCTGGTGATATCTTTATCAAATTTAATATCTAGTAATTTGAACATATTTTTAATATCATTTTTATCATTAGAAGTGTGACATACAGCGCCTTTAAGAGATTGTATACCTTCGCCTCTTTTAGCTTTAATATTTTTTTGTTTTTTATTTCTAAGTTTAAAAATTTCATCATTATTTTTATTTTTATCTAGTATTCCGATTAGAGTATTTTCTTCTCTTTCATCGTAATATTTTTTAATAGAGATAAAATCATATTTGTAGTTGCTATTATCATTTTTAATTTTTTTAATTTCTTTATTAATTTTTTCACTTTTTAAGTATGAATATAATGTTAATTGATTAGATAATTCTTTATTATAAATTTTTCTGTAAAATAATGGTATATTTTCTTCAGATATTTCTTGAGGTTGGAATATATAAAATGTTCCTCTGTAAATTAAATATCCAGGATTATTAAACTTATCGTAAATAAAATCAGATCTATCATTAAATTTTGTAAATTCATTTTCAGTTGTAGGTAATAATAATTCTAATGCTTGATACACAAACCAATCTTCAAATAATTCTTTTTGTTCTCCTTTATAATTATTTTTAACATAATTTAATATTTCATCCAATTTATATACATACTTTTTTTTATATAATAATTTTATTTTTTCTTTAGCTAAATTAATTTCATTTTTAGCTAAAATATCAGTAAATGTACTATAATCTAAATTTACTTTATTAATTTTTTTAAATAATTTGGAATTTTTATCATAAAAATTTAAATTGATCTTATTATCAAAACATTCATAATCACAATTAGTAAAATCACATTTTACATCACAAAATTTAACATTTTTTTTTTTATCTTCTCCTATAGTCGGATCTATACAATTTTTATTTTTTTCAATATCATCTTTAAATACATTTCCATTATAATTAATGGCACAATCAATTGAAACTCTTTTCAAACTTCGTTCTATTTTCTTTACTAATAAATATTTTAATTCTGCTTTTCTATATAAATTTTCTTCAGATGATAACTTATTTTCTAATCTAACAACATATTTATAAATATCTACTTTAGGATAAGGATTCTTTTCTGAAGTTACATTATAATGTTTACATTGTCTAATTGCTCTTCCTATAACTTGATCAACTCTTCCAAAATTATAATAAACATCTAATATATGTACTTCACTTACATTTTCTAAAGTAATACCTTCATTCATAACTTTAGATCCTAAAATGACTTTGATAAATTTACCTTCAATATTTTCTACATCATTAAAGTAATCATCAAGAATTTTTTTTTTTACTTCGGGCAAGTCTTCTTCAAGATCGTCGCTTTTACCAGTAATTTTGATAAAGGTTGCTGGAAAAAATTCTCTATCAGGATAATCTTTAAAAAATTTAGAATATTTAATTCCAGTTTTATAATCAACAACATTTTCATTTAATTTATAATTTTGATCTTCTCGAAATTCAAGAAAACCATTTTGTAATAAAATTTCTTGAAAAACTTCAATTCCTACTTTAACTAAATTACTATAAATAAATATAGTACCTGATCCTTTAACTCCTTCAACTTTTTTATCGATAGTATCTAATACTTGATAAAATTTTGTTGAAAATAATTTTAAATATTCTTTTTTATAAATTAAACCTGTTATATTATCTGTATTTTTAGATTCATAAATTATTTCATCTAAATTATTTATTTTATTATTAAAAAATTTACTATTTAACTTACTCAAATATTCTTTTTTATTATTTCTTAAATTTGATATTGCAGTATTTACCCCATCCTCCCCTTTACCTCCTACAATTGATAACTTATCTTTTGATAATATAGGTATTGCTATATTCGCTACCGAAGTTGTACTTCTTTCTAACTTATCATCTACATTAATTTTTGCTACTATATCATATGTTTCCCTCTGAAATTTTTCCATTGAACATCTAATACATTTTGTAAATATTAATCCTGGAGGTATCTCACCTATTTCATTTCTAATCGCAAATAATAACGGATTCGCTCCCCTGTAATAAGATATATATCCATTACACATATTTTCAAAATATTCACGCCCTCCTTCCTTAAAATCTATTAAATGACTTAAATTTGATAAATTAAATATTTTTTCTTTCTTAATTTGATCATTTATTGGTCTTAAATAATTCATTATTTCTATTATATCAGTGCCTAGATTTTTCATTGGTGTTGCTGATAATAATATTAATCTTAAATTTTTAGATTTTTTTATCATCATTTTTAATGCTTCACCGTGTTCGTTACCAGTAAAATTATGGACTTCATCTACTATTAAAATTGTATTATCTAAATTTTCTAATTTATCAGTCGATACATCTCTTTCAAAATCACCTTCTTCAGTTTTACGATATTTTTTAATTTGTTCATCTTCATCTACATAATCTTTAATTTTTTCACCCAATACTTTTTTATAAAATCTTCTATGGGTCATAATTTTATAAAAATACATTACTTCTTTAAATTTTTCATTTTTTATTTTTTTTTGTTCTTCTAACGTAAGATTTATACTTTTTTTATCTAAATTAATATTAGAAAATTTCATAATTTCGTTTTTCCAATTTTCTTTTAATAATGGTCCTGGTACAAGTATTAATATTTTAGTATTATATTTTAATACCATTGATTTAAAATTCTCCGCTATTGATATCGCTGTTCCCGTTTTACCCGTTCCAGTTCCATGAAATATTAATAAACCCTTATATGGCGTACTCGGATGAATAAAATTAGATAAAAATGATTGATGAGAATATAATTTTAATTTACCAGCACAAGCATCATCACGATATTTTTTAATATCATTATAATTTTTATATTGTTCAGTTTCAGGTATTTTATTATAATAAAATTCTCTTTTTTTATAAATTTTGGATTGTAAATTTTTATCATCTAAATCTGGATAAACATAATCTTTATCTAATAACTTTTTTATTTCTTGTGAACTCATATATTAATTTAGATATTAATTTAGTTTAAAAAATTATATAAATTTAATTATTTATATAATATGTTTGATGACTCAGACTTGTCTTATGAATATAAAAAAAAAATTATAAATAAAATACAAAATATTAAAAATAAAAAAAATTATATCAATTTATTTAAACTTATAATTAAATTAAATATTCCTTATTCATTAAATAATAATGGTATTTTTTTTAATATTAATAAAATTAACTCAAAAGATTTAAATAAAATTACTAAATTAATTGATTCTTTTCAAATTTATAATTATAATTAATCCTCTATAATTAACCAATTCCATTTACCATCATACCTCATTCCATTCATTCTTAAATAATTATAAAATCCTTTTATTAAAAAATTGTAATCCGGATTAGAATTAAATTTTAAATTTGTACTATACTTATATAATAAATATAAAGGTGATAATAAATGAAACTCCCTTACACTATCATTAAACTCTTTCTTTAAATTTTTTACCCTCTTATGAATATCATCCGACTTATCCTTCTCTAATTTAATATTCTTCCAAGGTAACATTTTTAAATTTAAATATATTAACGAATATGATAAACTTATTAAATCATCCCTACGAGATAATAAAAACTTGCTGTGACAATTTATACTCATAAATCTTATCGTACCACACCTACTCTTATTCCTCTCGAACTTGATATGCTTCTCATCCTTCATATACTTCTTACATAAACCAAAATCTATTAATTTAAATTTATTATTATCTTTATCAAAAATAAAATTGTCTGGCTTTACATCCTGATGAATTAAGTAATTTTTATGTAAATAATTTAATTGTTGTAATATTTGAATTCCGATCATAAGTATATCTTTTTCATTAAATGAGTTTTTATTTTTTTTAAATATTTTTTCGCAGCTGTTATAATATAATGGCATAATTAAATAACTAGAATTTTCATCTTCAAAATAATTTATTTTTTTTGCAATATTTTTTTCGTTTTCTAATAAATCATATATTAATGATTCTTTTTTATTATATTTTTTTTTTTTATCTACTTTTATTGCAACTAAATTATTATTTTTAATATTCATTCCTTTGTAAACTATACTAAATCCACCTTTTCCAATAATATCTTCTTCATTAAATGAGAAATCATTAATTATCATTTAATTAAGTAAATATATTAAGTTTATTATTTTAAAAAAATATATAACATTTATTAATGGATTTGTTAAATGACTTTTTAAAAAATGGTGATAAAATAGTTTTGGAAAATTTACAGAAAAATATTTATGAAATGAATAAAAATAAAACAGAATATTGGGATTTTATTATGAATAATTGTAAAATTGAAAATAATGTTATTTTAGAAAATTTAAATTATATTAATTTTAAAAATTTGATTAATGTACAAAAATTAGATGCTGATTTATTAAATAATGATATTATATTTGATAAAATTAAATCTGAAAATTTATTAGAAGATATTTTAATTTATCAAAAATTAAATATTGAGTTTATTAAAAAATTAATTGATTCAAATTTAGTTGTTGATTGGGATAAATTATGTATTTATCAAAATTTAGATATGGACACTATTCAAAATAATTTAGATAAAATTAATTGGGATATAATTTCTGAAAATCAATATCTAACAATAGAATTTATTGCAAAATATAAAGATAAAATTAATTGGATACTATTAGGTAAAAATATTAAAATTACTGAAATATTAAATGACTCCTTTGTTGATATATTTAGTGAATATGATTTATCATACTCATTTATATGGTCTGACTCTATCTCCGAAGATAAAATTTTACAAAATTTAAATAAATTAAATGAACAAAAAATATTAGATCTTCTAGAAATAAGAAAATTATCTCATAATTTTATTGATACTATATTTGATAAATATAATGATAAAAAATTTTTTGATGCAGCATCCGAAGGACAAGAACTTAGTTTGGATTTTATAAATACTCATAAAGATAAAATTGACTTTGATCTAATATCCCAACATCAAAATTTAACTTTCGATTTTATTAAAAATAATATTGATAAAATTTCTCTTAAATATTTATCTTTAAATGATTATTTAAATGAAGAACTATTTTTACAAATTTATGAAATTAAAGATCAATTTAATGATGAATTTAATTGGGATTATATTTCTGAATATTTTGATTTATCTAATGATTCTGAAAATAAAATTAAAGAACTAAAAAAAGATTTGCTTATTCAAAAAAAACTTGAAAATTAATTATTTAAATTAATAATAATATTTATAATATATGATTGGAATATTAAAACTTAATTCTAAAATACAATATGGTAAATCTAAAAATAACATACCTTATTGTCTATTTATACCTTATAATGAAGAAAATAGTAAAAATATTTTAGTCGCATCTAATTTAAAAAAAAAAACTTATATTGATCATTTTATTACTATCGATATTATTAAAGAAAATGATAATACAATTTACGGTATAATTAAAAAAAATATTGGTCCTGTTAACGAATACTTCTCAAACAAAAAATTTATTTTACTTAAAAATAATATTATTAAAAATAATATTACATACTCTATTTCTAATTATAATTATAATAATTTTAATAATTTAGAATTTACTTACTCAATTGATCCAAAAAATTCAAAAGATATTGATGACGCCTTCTCTTTTCAAAATAATATTCTTCAAATACATATTACCGATCTTACAAATTTAAATATTGATATTCATAATTTACTTGATATTAGTTTTACTTTTTATGATGATCAAAATATAAATATGCTTCCTGAAGAATTATCTGAAGATAAATATTCTCTTATTGAAAATAATGATAGATATGTTATTTCATTAATTATAAATTTTATTTCAAAAGAATATTATTTTAAAAGACAAATTATAAATGTTAAAAAAAATTTATCTTATGAAGAAGCAGATCAATTAATTTTTAAAAATGAAATATGGAAAGACTTACTTTTTAAAAGTAACACTTTTTTCGGTAATATTTTTGATTCACATACTTTAATTGAACAATTTATGATTTTTTATAATTCTAAATTTAATGAATTACTTTCAAATAAAAACTTTCCTATTAGAATTCACAAAGGACTAAAAATTATTAATAATAAAATTAATAATGAAAAATTAATTAAAAAAATATGTTATCACTCCGCTAATTACATATCTAATAATGACAATAATGATTATCATAAAGGATTACAAATTTATAAGTATACACATGCTAGTTCTCCTTTGAGAAGAGTAATAGATTTAATTAATCAAAAAATAGCTTATAATAATTTAAATTTAGATATTGATTATATATGTGAAAAAGTTAATGAAAGATTAGTTGATCATAAGAGGTGTTATAATGAAATAAAATTATTAATTTTATTAGATGAAATTAAGAATGGTGAAAGAGAGTTTACATCATATATTGTAGATTATGATACTAAAATTAAGATTTATATTGAAGAATTGGATATCATAAATAATGTAGAATTATTTAATAGAAAGATTAATTCGATCTTAGATATTAAAAAGGTAGATAATCAAATAATTATTAGAAATGGATCTAAACAAGTAACAATAAATTTGTTTGATAAAATTAGAGTAAAAACATCTATTTTAAATTACCAGAATAATTTATTTGACAAAATTAAGTTTTATTTTATTGAGCCTGATATTGAATCAATATTATTATAAATAATACTAAAAAAATTGAAAAAAAAAAATCCTAAGTATTTCTTCATATCAATTTTATTAACCCGAAGCGACAAAACAAAACAAAACAAAACAAAACAAAACAAAACAAAACAAAACAATAAAACAACGAAAAAAAAGATAGGTATTACCATCTTTTTATAAATTTAATTAAAAGCAAAGAAGGTATTACCTCTTTAGATATTAAAAACAATATGAACATGAATGAAAAGTTAACACATAGCGATTCTAATACATCTCCAAAACATGAATATTCTAATAGATCACCAAACTATAACAGGAAGAACATTTCTTTAGGATTATCACCTGTCATTAAAAGAACTAATGGAATTGGGAAAGATATTGACGCTAATATAGCAAAGAAAATAACTAGCAAAATTGAAAAAGATAATAAATATTTTATTCAAAAAGTTAGTGGCTTATCTTGTTATAATGGATGGTATAAAGAATCAAATAACCCTCTATATATGCCTACAAGACCGTTGCAATGGAGTGCACACGGATCTTATCCAACATCAAAGTTTTGGAAAAAATTAGGTTTAGTTGTTAAGAAAGAAAAATTTGAAGATCACAAGTCAAAAAAATTTGAATTTAAAAACAACATCAGTTAGATGTCAAAATTCTGACTCAGATTCTGATTCTGATTCTGATTCTGATAAACTAAGTAAAGAAATAGATCAAGATTCTAATTCTGTTAAACTTAGTGAAGTTCCAGAAACTGATTCTGATGATGAAAAATCTCAACGACAATGTTGGGAAGATGAAATAATGGAAGGATATGAATAAACAGTGTCGAAGATAATTTTAATATTAATAAGGAATGAGATAAGAAAGAAATTAATAAGAATAATACTGAATCTACAAAATCGAGAAAGGTCGCTTAAAGTTGACTGCGAAATCCCTACCCAATTCAAGATTCGTATAAAGAAGAAGAAAAAAGAGTACAAAATTTTTTGTATTAATTTTTTTTTATATAAAAATCCATTGTTATGACATCAATATTAATTTTTTCAAAATTATCATTTTTTTTAAGAAAATTATTTAATGCTTTTTTAACATCATAATGTAATACATCATCAATTATCATTAATCCATTCTTTTTTAAAATTTTATTAGCACCAATAAGATCAATCATTGTACCTTCATATGAATGATCACCATCAATAAAAACTAAATCAAATGATTTATTTGTATTTGTAAAAAAATTATTTGAATAATCTTCTATAAATTTATGGATTGTTTTTGGTAAATTTTGTTCTTCTAAAATATTATCAACATTAATTAATCCAAATTTATCCCATTGAATTTTTTGATATGGATCTACACTTATTAATTCCGTATTATTTTCTAAAGCACACAACATAAATAAAGTAGAAATGCCAACAGCAAAACCTATTTCTACTAATTTTTTAGGTTTGTATTTTTTTATAATTTTATATAATTCGATTCCTTCATCTAATGATATATTTGAATTAACTTCTCTCAAATCTTTATTACTATCATTATAATAAAATCTTGACAATAATAAATTTTTTAAATATTTAGAATTTATTAAATTATCAAAATCATTGTAATAATTACTATAAATTTTTATATTATTCTTAATATTTGATTTATATAATTGTAATTTTTCATCAAAAGATATGTCATTTATTAAAAATAAATTATTTTTTAATATTTCTCTTTTATTTTTTATTCTATAATTACTGTCATTAATGATATATATTTTTTTTGAAAAATTATTCTCATTTAAAATTTCAAAATTTGGAGCAACTGATAATTCTATATTTTCAAATATATGACAAAGAAATGTAGAATAATAATGATTTAATGAACCAATAACATATTTTGCTTTACTAGCTAATATTATAATATTAGTTCTATTTAAATGATTTTGATTTAAATATATGATTTCTCCAAATTCATTAATTTTTTTATAATAATTATTTAAACTATCTATATTAGCATCTGTCATTATTATAAAATATAATGGTAATTTACTTTTTTTAGATATTATTTTTAATGCTTCTTCATAATATTTTACTGTGTGAATATAATGATAATTATTAAAATTATTATAAATACTGTCATAATATTGACTAATTTGTAAATGAATAATACATAAGTTTTTATTTTTATTTAACCAATTATACCCGATATCATTCATAAATATATTATATGATCTATATTTCCTAATATCTTTTAACCAATCCTTAACTATTTTAAAAGATTGATTTTTATATCCCCTTATATAAGATTCCATAATTACTTTTTTAAAATTATAATTTATTAATGGAAATTCATTTGCTAGTAAATTAAATTTTATTATATTATTTTCATTATATAAACTATCAATACGTTTAACAATTTTTTTATAACTAATATGTTTATCACTTTTACTTGATTCAAAAAATTTAATGTCTATATTATTTAAAACTAATTTAGGAAAATTATTTAAAATAGTCTTAAAACTTTCTTCATATAACAAATCTTCATGTTGATCTGAATACCATAACTCTATCTTTTTATTTGTTTTTTTATTTAAATCAATTGCACCTACTAATGACATTATCTTATTACACAAATCTCCATAAGGAACTATAAATATTGACATATATAAATTGAAAATATAAAATATTTAAACTTTAAAAAATTAATATATTATAATGCTACTTACATTTAAAAATCAAGATTGTGATTTAATTAACCTAAATCCACCAATTACATTTCCCTATCAATTAGATACTTTTCAAAAAAATGCTATTAATTCTATCGAACAAGGTAATAATGTTTTAGCTTGTGCACATACTGGATCCGGTAAAACTACAATTGCTGAATATGCTATAGCTTTAGGTTTATCTAAAAATAAAAAAATTATTTATACTAGTCCTATTAAAACCTTATCTAACCAAAAGTACTTTGATTTTTCAAAACAATATGAATCAGTTGGTATACTGACTGGTGATATAAAACAAAATCCTGATGCAAACATACTTATTATGACTACTGAAATTTTGAGAAATATGTTATTTAGAAATAACTTTATTCAAGATCTATTTTGTGTTATTTTTGATGAAGTACATTATATAAATGATTGTAATAGAGGTCACGTTTGGGAAGAAACTTTAATTATGTTACCTAAAGATATTCAAATTATAATGTTATCAGCAACTATAAATAATCCAGAAAAATTAGGAAAATGGATTGCATCAAAGGGGAAACAAGTTGATATGGTAAAAACTAATTCTCGTCCTGTACCATTAAGTCATAATATATTTTATGAAAACGAGTTAGAGAGAATTATGGATAATAATAATAATTTTAATTATAATAAATATGTTGAAATTAGTAATGATATGAATAAGTATATAACAAAGGGTAAGTTAAGACCGGTAAAACAAATAAATAATTTAGTGAGATATATGGAAGATAGATTAATGTTTCCAAGTATATTTTTTTCTTATAGTAGAAAACGATGTGAAGAATATGCAAAGTTAATTGATATAGATATAATTAGTCATTTGGAAGTTAGAGAAATCAGGAATATAATGGATAAGTATTTAACAGGTATGTTTAAAGATTATCAAAAATTAGGTCAAACACAACAAATATATAAATTATTGGTTAAAGGTATTGGTTTTCATCATTCTGGATTAGTACATCCATTAAAAGAATTACAAGAAATTTTATTTTCAAAAGGATTAATTAAAATATTATTTGCTACAGAAACATTTGCTGTTGGAGTTAATATGCCTACAAAATGTGTTATCTTTACTGAAACTAATAAATATGATTCAAATTGCAATGGCTTCAGAAATTTAAATACTGCTGAATATTTACAAATGGCTGGTAGAGCAGGAAGAAGAGGTAAAGATACAGAAGGTACTGTAATATTTCTTCCTTTAAAAAATATGTTAAAAGCTGATGAATTTAAAAATATGTTAACTGGAAGTGCTGTATCTATACAATCAAAACTTATATTAAATACAAAATTCTTATTAAAAGTAGTTCAAACAGATGATTATAATTTAAGTAATTTTTTAGAAAAATCTTTATTAGGAGATGAAAAAAAAAAAATAGATATTAATAAATTTGGTGAATTAGAAACATTAAAAAATAATTACAATTTATTAAAAGAAAAAAATGATAAATCAGAATATAAAAATGAAGTAGATAATTTAATTAATTTGGAAAATAAATTTAATAATACAAAAGGTAATAAAAGAAAAAAATTATTAAGAGAAATAGATTTAATTAAAGAAGATAAGAATATATTAAATGAATATAATTTTAGAAATAAATTAATAGATAAAAATAAAATTATTTTAAATTTTGAAAGGAAATTGGTTGAGAATGATTTATTATTTGGTTTAAATATATCAAAAGAATATTTGATGGATTTAAATTATATTGAAAAGAGTGAAAAAGATGTTAAAGAATTATGTAAAGAAGATCTATTAAAAAAGGGATTTATTGGAGCAGAAATTAATGAATGTGATGAAATTTTATTAACAGAAATTATTGAATCTAATATTTTAGAGGATTTAAGTTTTGAGGAAATATTTGGAGTTATAGCGTTATTAGTTAATGAAAAAAATAATGAAGAATATAATTATGCAAAAGAATTAGATATTAGTTCAAATATGATTGATAATATTAAACAAATTGAAGAAATACAAGAAAATTTAAATTGTAAAGCTAGTAAATATTTAGTTGATTCTTTTGATAATTTAAGTTATGATTTTATCGAATCATCATATCTTTGGGCTAAGGGAAATACTGTTGATGCAATTTATAAAAATTGTGAATTAAATTTATATGAAGGTAATTTTGTTAAAAATATAATTAAAGTTTTAAATATATGTAACGAAATTAAATATGTTTGCGAAACATTTGGATATATAAAATTACTTGAAAAATTAGAAAATATGGAAGATAAAATATTGAGAGATATTGTTAGTTTTGAATCATTATACTTATAAAAAAATTGATTTATTTAATATATACTACTAATATTATTGTTATATAAAATGGAATCTAAAAATAATTTAATTTATGTATCTTCGTATACACCAACTTTTCAAGAGAATACATTATCAAGTTCACCTGATAAGTCATTGAATTTATTAAATAATAATGAACCAAATAATATTAAAAATTTAAATTACAGTACAGTTCCTCCAACACAATCTTATTACAAACCAATTAAATCAAATGAAACATCATATATTCCTGTTAGTCAAAATTATGGTAATCCCTATAATTATGGAAGTACATATGTTCCAAATTATTATACACCAAGTTATGAAACACCACATAATGTAGTTATGTCTAATTTGCAAAGACCATATAATTCAAATATAGATAGTTTTATAAATTATATATATCCTAATATTAATTGTATTAATGTAATTAAAAATTATTTAGAAAATTTAATGTTATCAAAGGAAGTAATTTCAGATTTATTAAAAAATATAAAACCAGTAGAATTAGAATCATTATTTATGAGTAATTTTATTATGTATTTTTCAAATGATCAAACAATATTTGTAAATAAAATAATGGATATAATTGAGATAAATAATTTAATAAATTTGTTAAATAAAAATGATTATTTAAATCTTACATTCAATAATAAAATATTAATTGATAAAATTTTATTAAAGATAAATGAAAAGTATAAATATAATTTAAATAGTTATGAATCAGTGAAATTATTTTTAAATGAATATTTAAAGGATTTAGAATTACATAATTTAAATAAGCGAATGTTTTATTTATTTTTATAATTTGTTATTAAAATTAGCTTCTAAAATTTTATTTATATTATCAATCCATTGAAAGGATTTATCAAAACCTAAAAAACAATTATATTTTTTTGCTTGTAAATACATACGTTCTGTAATTTTTTTATTATTAAATTTTAATTCATCCATATTCATTTTTGAATAATCATTATTAATCTTTGTAATATGTTTTATTATAGTACTTTTATTTGTATTTGATAACAAAAAACTTGACTTTTTTATTTTTTCTACCATCAAGTTTTCATTTATAAATGGTCTAACACAATTACTAGGTTTTATTATATTAGATTTTTGATATAAATAATTACTTTTAAAAAAAATTAGAATATTATTTATATTTTCTATTATTTTATTTTCAACTAGTAATGGATATGTTGAATTTATATCTTTAAGAATTTTGATCATATTATCATAATTATCAGTATTATATAAATCTATTCTAATTTTACAAGCAAAATTATATTTTTTTAATAATTCTTTTATTGCTTTTAATCTATGTTGACCGTCTAATATATAAAAATTATTTTTATATAATGCTACAGCAATTGTATTATTTAATATTAAATTATTATTATCATTAATTTCTTTTTCATAAGATTTGTAAATTTTATTCCAATGATCAATATTTAAATCTCTATTTAATGACCATTTTTTACAAAATTTTATAAATTCTAAATCAATAATGTAAGAATTAAATTTACTATTTTTCATATATGGATTAAAAAAAAATTTTTCTATTATATTTTTAGTAAAGTTCTCTTGATAATTATTTAAATCCAAATTATTATTTATTTCAAAATTATTTTCTAAACTGTTAGATTCATCATTTTCAATAAGTTGATTATTTTCTGAATGATTAAATTCATCTTTATCAATAACTTGATTATTTTCTAAATTTTTTTTATTTTTAAAATATTTAATTATATTCATTGTTTAATTATTAATATAACTTATATTTTTAAATATAAGTTATATTAATAATTAAATAATATAACAAAAGTAATACTCATTATTATCTTTAATAATTATTTTTGAATTAATATTTATGAAATAAGAATTATCAATATTAGTTATTTTATATAAATTATTATCTAATTTTTCTATATAAAGTTTATTAAATTGATTATTAAAAAAACATAATACATTTTTATTTTTTATATCTTTATTACATCTAATTATTAGTTCTTTAAATTTAATATAATCATTATTTTTTGTAATAATTATATCAGATTTATTATCATAAATATTATCATTTAAAATTGTAAAAGTAATTAAATTATTTTTTTTAATTTTTTTAATTGATTTATCATTAAAATAAATACTATCAATAATAATTTCTTTTGAAAAGTTTGGTGAATGAATATAATACTTCTCATTAATTAATATATCATCAAAAGTTAATCCAGTATAAATCTTTTTTAAATTAGGAATACTTAATTTATCACAAACTTGAATTTTAATATTATCTTTACATAACTTATTTGTTTCACAATTAATTAGCAATTTTAAAAGTTTATTATAATTTAAATTATTAATATTATTAATTTCAATTATACAAAATTTTTTATTAAGATATTCATTTATAAACTTTATTAAAAAATTTTTATTATTTTTATTATATAAATCATTTTTACAAAATATTATTTTAAATTCATAATCATAAAAAGTTATTATATCTAAATAAAATTTTATTGTATTAATATCTATTTCTATCGGATTTAAAATTAATAATATTAAATCTGGTAAATATTTATTAATTGCTCTTATTAAAGTTTTTCTATATTTTATATTACCTGGTGTATCAATTAAATTTAAAATAATATCAATATTATTTTGACATAATTTTACATTTTCAATACTAATACTTGAAGTCATTCCTGAATAAATTTCGTGTTTATGATTGAATACATAATTCCTACTATAACCATTTCCATTATCATTAATATTTCTTGATAAATTTGATATTAATGTAGTCTTACCACCATTATGTGGTCCAATAAATAAAATCCTTTTTGACTTAATCTCATTTTTAGTAAATCTAATTTTTAATACGTAATATTTATTTATTTTTTCTGTTGATATTATTTTACTATTTATCTTCTCACACATCTTTTTTATATTCATAATTGTTTCCTTTAACTCATTACCACTTAAACCAACTACACTACCATCATCATTTACTCCTATGTAATATAATGCTTCCCCATTACCTTCATTTAATCGCCATTTTAATTGAGAAGCTAATTTTTCTATTCTATCATTTTCTTTATTAATTATTTTTAATTTATATTCTTTATTACCATACTCTACTTCTGGTTCTAATTTCATAATTTATGATATAAATAAATTTTTAAATATTTAAAGAATTATTTATATTAAATTTTATAATGGGAATAAAGAATTTGTATAAACTAATAGAAGAGAATGCACCTGATTCCATTACTGAACACAAAATCAATCATTATAAGAACAAAATTGTAGTATTGGATGCCAGTATGATAATTTATCAATTTGTGATTGCGATAAGGAGTACAGGTAGTGATTTAAAGAATAATGAGGGTAAAATGACAACCCACATAGTAGGAGTTATAAACAAGGCATTAATGATGTTAAAGAATGGTTTAACACCAGTATTTGTATTTGATGGGAAGCCTCCTGAATCGAAATACGAAACATTAAAGGGTAGAAAGGATAAAAAAGATAAAATATTAGAGAATCTAGCAATAAACGAGTATGAGAATGAGTTAGATAGGATAAAAGATTTTAAGAGAAGTTTTACAATATCAAAGAATAATATAGAGGAAGTGAAAGAGATATTAACTTTATTTGGTATTCCGATTTATGAGGGTGAAAGTGAAGCAGATCCATATTGTGCGGTTATAGCAAAATTAAAGAATGTATATGGAGTTGCGAGTGAAGATATGGATTTATTAACATTCGGTAGTCCAATTTTATTAAGAAATTTATCAGGAACAAAATTAGTCAAAGAAATTAATTTAAAAAAAGTATTGAAAGGATTAGGATTGACATATAAAGAGTTTATTGATTTATGTATATTATTAGGTTGTGACTATTCATCTACAATACCTAAAATTGGAAAGAAGAGGGCATTAGATATGATAAAGAAGTATAAAACAATTGAGGAATTGTTAAATAATGAAACAGGATTAAAGATACCAGAAAAATTTAATTATAAGATAGCGAGAGAGATATTTATGTATGATTATAAAGTTAAGTCATTAAAATTAAGTTTAAAAAAGCCTAGTTATAATAAGATTAAAGATATTATGATTAATAAATATAATATTAGTACGACTAAAGTAAATGATTATATAAAAAAAATTAAGTTTGCATATGGAGATAGTAAAGAAGGAGGTTATTTTAATAAATTTGTTAAGAATAATTGTTAATTATATATTATTAAAATTAATATATAATTATTATAATAATTTGTTTAATATAGAAATTAAATTATATTAGATAATAATAATTAATCACCTTGACCATGACAACAATATGAATAATAATCTAAATTTTCATTTTCACTTTCATATCCACGATCATATAAACTTGATTCATATATATTTGGTTCTGTATTATTTTCTTCTGATGATTCTTCAAAATAATTATCATAATAATATTCAATATAAAGTATGTCATCATCAATATTCCAAGAACTAAGATCTTTATTAAAAGATGTAGTATTACTAAGTAATCCTTCAATATCTTTGTTTGAAATATCCCATTTACTAATATCTTGATTAAATGATGGTGCATTTAAAAACATCCATGACATATCTCTAACTTTTGAAATATCCCAATTTCCTATAGGTTGATTAAATAACTTAGCATCTGAAAACATCCAACTCATATCTTTAACATTTGAAACATCCCAACTAGATATATCATAATTAAATGATTCTGTACGTACAAACATTCTATTCATAACAGTAACTTGTGAAACATCCCAATTTCCTATAGGTTGATTAAATAACTTAGCATTTGAAAACATTCTTCCCATATCTTTAACATTAGAAACATCCCAATTTCCTATAGGTTGATTAAATGATTCTGCACTAGCAAACATAGCTCCCATATTTGTAACATTTGAAACTTTCCAATTATTAAGAGGTTGGTTAAATGATTTTGCTTTACGAAACATATCTTCCATATTTGTAACATTAGATACATCCCAATTTCCTATAGGTTGATTAAATGATTCTGCACCCCAAAACATAGCTCCCATATTTGTAACATTTGAAACTTTCCAATTATTAAGAGGTTGGTTAAATGATTCTGCACAACAAAACATATCAATCATATCTATAACATTTGAAACATCCCAATTATTAATAGGTTGGTTAAATGATTTTGCTGAAGCAAACATACCACTCATATTTGTAACATTAGAAACATCCCAGCAAGCTATAGGTTGATTAAATAACTTAGCATCTGAAAACATCCAACTCATATCTTTAACATTTGAAACATCCCAGCTAGATATATCATCATTAAATTCTTTTTTTTTAAATAATTTACTCATATTAGTTACACACGATACATCCCACTCATTAATATTTCCATACCTAATAATTGCTTCATTTTTATTAATACACCATAAATTTACTGCATTTTTTATATTATCATCACTAATACTTCGTATTTTTTTCAATTCTGATATATTTTCTTTACTTAAAATATATGTTGACATTTCTAAATTACCAATTTTTGCTACATTGTTATAAATATCTTTAAGAATATATGGACATTTAACTTCGTATGCCCATAACATCATATCATATGAATTATTTAAAATAATATGTTCAAATACATGTTTAGATAATTTAAATGGTTTTCTTTCAAAAAACCATTTTAATGCTTCCCATTGTTTAAACTCAGCAGCAATTCTTGCAGGATAACTATACATTATATCAATTTCATTTTCATAGTTTTCACAAAAATAATTTTTTATTCCTCTATAATAATTAACAAAATCAGTAGTTAAATCTAAATCTAAATCTGAATCTGAATATGAATCTGATTCTAAATCTGAATCATTATAATGATATGTATTATCTTCTTTTTTTATTTCTTTATACCAAGTATTTTCAGGTATATTTTCATATTCATATTCAGATAAAATTTCTAATAAAGAATAATTATTATCATAATTATATTTTTTTCTTTTCTTAACAATCTTATTACCATCTTTTTTAATTATCTTATGATTAACTATTTTTCTATTTATATTACTTATATTATTTAACCAATCTAATGGTGTGCATTTACTAGGAAAAAAACGATTGTATAGTTTACCATGCCTTGGTTTGCCATGAAAATACCATATATTTATATAATTTTCTTCATTAATAAAATTTAAATCATAATTTTTTTCTAACCAGTCTAAAATTAATATATTTCCATTTTTTGCTGCTGATAAATATATACCAAATAAAGAATATACAAACATTTCTTCATTAATAATATTTAAACTATAATTTTTTTCTAACCAACTTAAAATTAATATATTTCCATTCTTTAGCGCTTTTAAATACATATCTTGATTAATAAAATTTAAATCATAATTTTTTTTTAACCAATTTAAAATTGTGATATTTTCATTCTTCTCTGCTAATAAAAATATATCATACAAAGAATATAATTTTTCTTCTATTAAAATCTTTATATCTTCTAAATTTTTATTACATAAATCATACAAATTATGTTTAAATTTAGAATAATAATGTTCTATTTTATTATTTTTATTAAGTTTAATTATTTGATTTGGATCACTGTCTCCCTCATATAATTTTAATTTTTGTAATTTATTAATATGTATAAAGTGTTCACTTTTTAATAACTTAATTATATCAATATTTTTATCACAATTATATAAATTTAAATTAAAAGGAACTTTTATTTGTGATAATATTTCATTTGATAGATCAGAATAATTTAATGATAATTCAGAATTCCAAATCAACCATTCTAATGAATTACTACATACTTTATTAAATTCACGATCAGATACGCCAAAAAACTTTTCTTTATTAAAATCAGTTTGTTTAAATTTTGATCCTAATAAACTAAGTTTTTCATTTCTACTTATAATCATATCACATATTTTAGAATAATTTATAATATTTAATTCTGGTGTATTATGAATTAATAATTTCGGATAAACAGGCAAATTTTTATAATATTCTCTCATAAATTGTTTGCTATATTTTTGTTTTAATGTCAATTTATTTTCGTTATAATCTTCATAAATTTTTAATTTTCTGTCAATACATCTAAATATTTCTTTTGATTTAATAATATTATTTAATTGATTATCAAATTTATATTTTAGATACATTTTAATAATTGGAAATGTATTTTCTAAACAAACATTATTATTTTTAATATAATTTAATGTATTATATGCTACTTCAGGTTTTACATTAATTTTATTTACAATATCTTTATTCGAAAGAGACATTTCTTCAAGCAAATTCATTAAATCAATCATTTCATTAAAATTCTTTATTATAATTTCATTATTTAAATCATTACTTAATAACTCTAAAATTTTAAATATTACATTTCCTCTTTTAAAAAAATCAATAAAATTTTCTTTTGATTCATAATTAATTGTTTTAAAATAATCTGAATATTTTGATAATTTTTCTAAATCATATTCATTATCGTTATATGTTACTTTAACCATATTTATTATATAAAATAACTAAAATTATTTAAATAAATGAATTTCAATTTTTAATATTCTTAAAGTTTGTGAATATATTAAACTTATTTAAAGTATAAGCAATTAGTTAATTAAGAATGTCATATAAAGCAATATCAGAAAACATAGCAGTTTATGTTGATGGTGATAATGCGAATCATAAAGATTTTTGTTATATTCATGAGGAAATAAAAAAATATGGAAGAATAATTATTGGTAGAATATACGGAGATTGGTCAAAAACAGAAATAAAAGGATGGCGAGAAATATCAATCAATTATGCATTTGAGTCAGTAAATTGTATTAATTTATCAAAAAAAAATTCAACAGATATATATTTAATTTGTGATATTTTAAAGGATTTATATAATAATAATAACATTAATACATTCATTATTGTATCTTCAGATAGTGATTATTCTCACGTAACAAAAAGAATTAGATCAGAAGGGAAAAAAGTATTTGGATTTGGAAGTAAAAATACACCAAATATGTTAAAAAATTCATGTGATATATTTATATCAAATGAAGTATTAAAAAATATAGATGACGAAGAAAATAATATAATATCTAATAAATTATTATATTTAAGTGAAGATAATAAAGAATTAAGGTATATATTTACTTCATTTAAAGGTAGAAAAAAAATACATATTATTGAATTAAAAAAAAATTTATCAGATATTTATGATACAAAAAAAAAATATTCTTATAATACATATCTTTATTTTGAAAAATATATAAAAAGTAAATATCCAAACTATTTTAGATTTATCGAAATTAATAAATCAATTCATATAGTTATTGTTGCTGATTTAATAGATACAATTAAATCAACAATTGAAAATATGAATAATACTATTAATTTATCAGTAATAAAAGAGAAATTATTACTTAAAGATCCCTCTTTTGATCAACGAAGTTATGGTTATAAATATATGCATGAATTTATTGAGAATTTATTTCCTGAAATTCAAATAATAAAAAAGAATAATGGTATATTTATAAAATAAAAAGACGCTTAGTTATAATAAGTATAATATTAATGACATCCTCTCCGCACTAAAGTACGAGGCTTTCTTTAGTCCACTTCGTAATACTAAAGTAAATGATTATATAAAAAAAATTAAATTTGCATATGGAGATAGTAAAGAAGGAGGTTATTTTAATAAATTTGTTAAGAATAATTGTTAATTATATATTATTAAAATTAATATATGATTATATTTTTTAATTTTTATTTTTTTTCTTTAATTTATTATATTCACTAAATTTATGAACATAATACACTTTAAAGGGATTAGATGATAATACACCTTTTAATACTAATTTAATTGCTTTTTTTATATGACTAACAGATAATCCTTTTTTTGCTAATAATTCATCAGTATACCAAAAAGTAGCATAAGGATCATTTGAACTTTGAATAATCCTATTAAATTCATTTATTGAATATACCATAACAGAAATACCTAATCCACCACCAATACCTATTTGATATTCTGTCTGTCCTATATTTTTAATTAAACCTAATAGACTAACTCTTACTAATTTATATTTTTTATATTTCTCAGGATTTTTTTTGATTTTTTCATTCATTTTTCTTTTAATTTCATCTTCTGATAAACCAATTACAATTGGTTTAAATGATTCATTATCTACATCATTTGCATTATAGAATAAAAATCTAGCTTTATTAAATTTATTCATAACCTTTGTATAATTAGCTCTAGCATTCTCTATAATATCATTATTCATCTTTTTTTTATTTAATTTAGTATATTCTTCAAACTTGTGAATATAATGAACAGCAAATGGATTTCTAAAAAGATTACCTGGTAATGTTACTTTAATTGCATTTTTAATATCATTAACAGAAAGTCCTTTTTTTGCAAGTAATTCATCAGTATACCAAAACGTTGCAGATGGATCATCAGTATCGTACATTATTTTATCAAAATCATTAATTGAATAAACCATTACTGATATTCCTAATGCTCCACCCATACCAATTAAATAATCATCCTTACCAATATCATCTTCTAAACCTTTGATATTTACTCTAACTATTTTATATTCTTTATATTTTTTTAGATTTTCTTTTAATTTTAAATTCATATTTTCTTTTAATTTTGTTTCAGAAGGTGCAATTAATAAAGGTTTAAATTTATCATCTTTTATCTTATTTGCATCATAAAATAACATTCTACCACCAGCCTTTTCAAATTTATCCATAATTTTTATATGATTTGCTTTTGCCTTTTCTATAATATCATTATTCATCTTTTTTTTATTTAATTTAGCATATTCTTTAAACTTGTGAATATAATGAACAGCAAATGGATTTCTAGAAAGATTACCTGGTAATGTTACTTTAATTGCATTTTTAATATCATTATTAGAAAGTCCTTTTTTTGCAAGTAATTCATCTGTATACCAAAACGTTGCAGATTGATCTTTAGATGTATGATTTATTACATTAAATTCATTTATTGAAAAAAACATTAAAGATATACCTAATGCTCCACCGATACCAATTAAATAATCATCCTTACCAATATTTTTTTCTAAACCTTTGATATTTACTCTAGCTAATTTAATTTTTTTATACTTTTCTGGATTTTCATTAATTTTTTTATTCAATTGAGTTGTTATATTATCTTCAGTAGTTGCAATTAAAAAAGGTTTAAATTTATCATTTTTTATCTTATTTGCATCATAAAATAAAAATGTACCGCCAGCCTTTTCAAATTTATCCATAATTTTTCTATGATTTGCTTTTGCTTTTTCTACAATATCATTACTCATCTTTATTAATAAATATATTATTTATTACAATATAAATTCAACTTTTTCAAATCAAAGTAATTTTATAATAAAATTAAATTTATTACATTATTTATTAATAATTTTATTTTTTTAATAAAAAAATGTTTAAAATAAGTAAAGTTAAAAAAAATTATATATATATTTATAAATAATGTTTAATAAAGTGTTTAATTCTTTTAAATTCATTTTTATGTTTTATATCACCAGTTGACATGTATAATGATTTTATATTTTTGTAATCATTATATAATTTATCTATAAAAACTTTATTATTATTTTTAGTATAATCAATTTGTTCATCTACTGATATTATTTCTCTTAATTTATTTCTAAATTGAATCTCATCTACTAAATTTGAATCTAAAAGAACTTTTAAGAAACATTTATTTAAATATAGAGCGGTTCTACAATCTATATGATCATTATTTTCGTTATTAAAAACTTCTAATGAGATATTTTTAATATCAGGATATAAATTATTAAATTCTGAATTTTTAATAAAAGTTAAAATCTGAAAAAACTTTTCATTAGGTTCAAGTAATTTAAGTTGAGATCCTTCTTTATCAAATGGAGTTATATAAAAAAAGTGTTCAATAGGAGATAAAAATTCTGTTTCTGAAATTTTACAACATTTATTTAATGTTTTAATACTAGTTTCAAATAAATTATTATCATTTACTTTTTCTATATAATATAAAACATCTTGTAATAAAGGACTTTTATTATATGGATAATACCATTTATGATAAATTGTATCATTATAATAATAATCTAAAACCCATTGAAGTCCATCTATATACATTCTTATAACCATTGTTAAATCAATATCCTCAAAAAAATTAGCATAAAATATATTCTTACCTTTATTAAAATCATATTCTGGATTACCTAAAGGAGTAATATACTTTTTATTTAATTTTTCTTCATATTGACCGATCATATTTTCAAATTTATATATTTCTACTTCATACTTTGACAGATTATCAAAATTATATTTTTTAAAATATTTGTTTTTAAAATTTCTAATAATAATTTCATTTTCTTGTTCTACTAATATTTTCAAAAATTCAACAAAATTTTCATAATTTATTTTTACCAATTTATTTTCATCTTTTAAAATTCTTTTACCAAATAATTTGTATTTTTCTAAAATTAATTTTATATCATACTTTACATTATATGATTCTATCTTATGTAAAAAATCATCTCCAAATATTGTAAATATAAATACAATATCATTAATTACTTCATTATTTGATAAATTTGACGAATCTATAAAATTAATCATCGATTCCTCTAAACTATTAATATGAATTAAATCATAATAATAACTATCTTTCGATTTTTGTTGATCCATTCTTAATACATATTTATTTAAATTATTATTTTTTAATATCATTGATAATAAAATTAAATCAGAATCAGGACTGTATATACAAATTTTTTTATTTTTATTATTATTAAGATTATCTAAAAAATCCATTATTTTTTTTTCACCTTCATTTTTTTCATCAAAAGATGATATTATTAATTTATCATTATCTATCTTTGGTAATAATTTATTAATCTCATTCTTAAACTCTACACTTTTTAAATAAATTGTTAACTTTTTCATAAAATTAGTTCCAGGTGATATAGCATTCCTAGACCAATTGATTTTATTTTTAATAAATCTATATTTATTTATTGGATTAGCATCATCTCCTTGTAATTTATCTTTGTATTTTTCTAATATATTCAATTTCATAAATTTTTCAAATTCACCATTAAATCTTCTTTTTTTTTGTTCAACAATTTTAGCTTTTGTAGGAACACCATCAATTGATATATAAATTAATTCAGTATTAAAAGATTTAAGAAAATCTAATAAGAAAAATTTAATATGATTAATTATAATATTATCTAAAAAATTCAAATTAAATAATTTAGAAAATTGTTTATATATTTCATCTTGATTATCTAATTTAAAATTAGGATTATCAATTTTTAGTAATTTAAAATATTCATCTGATTTAGATTTTCCAATACCATGATATTCTAAAATTAAATTGAATAATAAATCATCTAATAATAAATTAACTTTTTGACTAATTACATGAACTACAGAATTAAAATCAAATAATATATAATCAAAATCATACTTTTTTTTTGATACAAAATTATCTATTTTAAATTCTTTTTTTAATGAATTGAAAAATCGCTCAATTCCCATATATATATATATATTAAATTTTATAATTATGCTGATTTACAAACTCATCTGTTATTATAAATTTAACATACTTCATCAAATGTTCTGTATTATCAAATTTACTAGTATTAACTATAGGATGAAATGTAACATTAACTTCGTTATTACCGTTTTCCTCACATTTTTTAATATTTTTTAAAATATCTAAATTATAATCTTTAGAATACGACACTTTCTCTCCCCAAGTTATATCAGTCAAATACTTTATCGTCACTGGCTGAATTAAAAGATTATTCTCATAAGCAACTTCAAATGAACCTTTATAAAAATGTTTTAAACCTTCATATGCATAAGCAGTTCCTTCTGGATAAATTAAAATTGATTTTCCTGATTCAATATTTTCTTTAATTAATTTTCTAACAATTTTACCACTTTCTTTATTACCCATTTCGTATAAAATAACTCCCCAATTATCTAATATATTTTTAGAAAAAATTTTTATAAAAGAAAAATCATTTGCTACATTTGCTTTAGCTATTGTAAATACATCTGGTTTTAATAATTTCATTATTGCTGAATCTAAATAACTTTGATGATTTACAACATATAAAGTTGGTAAATTATTATCGAATAAACCAAATTTATTAATTTTAACATTTATACTATTTAATATTGGTGTTAAACCATTTTTTATACATTCTGATTTTTTTTTATAAAATGTTGCTTTTAATGATATATAATACAATCCAATCAATAAATTTTTTAAAATATTTACTGATAAATTAATTCTTTTAATTGATATATATATAAAAAATATTGTAATTAATAATGAAAAATATAAATATTTCATAACTAAATTATTAAATAATTATATATTTTTAAACGAAATTTAAATTATTTAAACTAAACTTAATAAATATTAAGCATAGTTTCATTCTATCCTCAAATATATTCCTCAATATATTCATATACGTCCTTATCTAATTTTTTATTTTTTATATATAGACGATATAATTCTTTTTTCTCTTGTTTTCTTCTTCTTTGTTGTTCGTATAAAAAATCTACGTCGAAAATATCGAAGTAAAGATCCACACAACATCCATAAAATTTTACTTTACTAACTACAATGCTAAAGTTATTAAGAGTATTATACCCACTTGATCTAGGAAAATAATAATCTGCATTTTTGTATTCTATCAATTCCATTAATTTTTCATAAGTTAGTTTCTCTACTTCTTCCTTTATCCAAGGATATAAGCTAGGAAAAAGTAATTCCCAAGCTTCGTACAATGAAGTTGGAATAACTCCTAATTTTTCATTCATATATTCTTGTAAGATAGGTAAATCATTCCACCTATATTTAATTTTTTTAATGTGATGTTTCTCTTGATCAGTTAAAATAGGTTCAAGTTCCATCTTTAACTGAATGTACGATACTTTAATTTTGGTTGTACAATAAACGGGTTACACTACGTCCGATAAAGTGCAAAAAATCTTGTATAGGTAGATTTAAATTAATATGTTTTGTTTTGTTTTGAGTTATTATTTAATAAAAAAACTTAAACTAAAAATTTTTCAATTTTTTAGTAAGTTATATCATAATTAAATTCTTTTGATAGAAACAGATCATCTTGAATAATTTTTTTAGTTTTTAAAATTAATTTTTCTACATTTTCAAAATCTAAATTAATAAAAGTATGATTATTATTTTTAATTTTTTGGAAATGTTTTTTTAAGGTATTACAATTATCTATTTTAATATCATTAATTTTGTTTAATATTAATCCTGTTTGAATAATATCTAAATTATTTACAATAAGTAATATTCACGATAATTTAATAGATAACTTATATTTAAAAAGTTTAAATGAGTTTGTAAGAGAAAAATATAGTATATTTAATTTAGAGATTAAGTTATTAAAAAGGATGTTAAAAATATTAGAGGAATTAGAAAAGAGTGAGTTTAAAGAAAAACAATATGATATGATAGATGATTTAATATTTAAAAAACAAATAGAATTTTTAACAATTTTTTATAGTAAAATTTTTTAAATATACTTAAATAACTAATTGTATATATTTATAATAATGGATTTTAATAATTTATTAAATAATAATTTTATAAATAGGCCTATAAATGAAATCGAAATAAATAAAATTGATATTTATTTAAAACAAAGGACTGGAAGAAAATATATTACAGAAATTTTTGGAATTAATTTTAATAATGAAGAAAAATTAAAAACTTTTGCTAAAGATTTAAGAAAAAAATTTTCTTGTTGTTGTTCTATAGAACAAAATGACAATAAAACATATTTAAAATTATCATCAAAAGATATAAATTCAATTACTAATTTTTTAATAAAGACGTTTAATATTAGTAAAGATAAAATTACAATTCATGGAGATTAGTATTTAATATTACTTAAATTTTTACTAATATGTAGTAAATATTCATTTGAGTTATCTATGTTAAGATTTAGTATTTTAAAAAGATCATCTAAATTAAATTTATAAAAAATTATATTATTTTTATTAGTATCTAAATTTAAGGTTAATATAACTTTATTTTTAAAATTTTTTAAATTATAAGAAATTTTATTATAATATAATATTTTAATTAAATCAAATTTTAATTGATCGAATTCTTCTACATTATATATTTCTATAGATATTGTTTTATTATTTTTATATGATGAATCTAAAATATTAAAAATACTAAAATTTTCTAACATTATATTTATTAATAGTATTTGTATTTTTAGAAAAAAAAAAATATAATTCAATTTTTTAAATTTAAAAATATTATTCATATATATATATTATGAATAATAATTTATTAACATTTTTTTTTATATATTATTATTAATTTATTTAATAAAATCTAATGAAAATTATGATGAAAATGATTATTTAAAAGATATAATTGTTAAAATTTATTC